CAATGACAAAAGCATTTCGTGCAAAGCTGCTTAAAGCTGGCGCATTAGATACTGCAAAATATCGGTATTCTGTATATTACGGCCACGCCTACGACGTTATCAAACGAATCAAAAAAAACGAAATCCGTTCTTGGAACGCCGAAAACGACGAATATTGGGAATCCGTTGAATATATTTGTTATTAAATGAGGTGTAAAAAATGACTGACTTCGAAGAAAAAGTGAACGCATACCGCGAAAACAAGCGGTTAATTGAAGAGCTTGAAGCAATGAACGACGCTGTAAAAGCTGAAATTATTGACATGATGCACGGCGCGCCGGAGATGGTACAGGGCACTGCAAAGGCCATTTACAAGGACGTGCAAAGTGTCCGGCTTGATAGCAAGCTTTTACAGGCCGCGCACCCAGATATTTATGCAGAGTGTAGCAAAAAGACCGTTTACAAACGGTTCAGCGTTGTATAAGGGGGTGCGACAAGTGATATTTTCCGCTGTCCTGTTCTTTTTTTGGTTTTTCAGCGCCTTGTTTAAGGCGTCAAAGTAAGGAGGGCTTATATTATGACTAGCAGCAATAAGGCCTTTGACCCTATGACCGGATTATATACCACCCGTTACTATGCGCGTAAAGCCTGCCCCGGTGATTGCGTTGTTGTTAAGGTCTGCGGCGGTTATGCCATCATGGCCGCAGCTGATTATAACATTTGGCGCAAGCAGCGCTAATAATACAGCACATTCAACCCCGCCCTTGTTGCGGGGCTTTTTCTTTTGCCTTGCATCTGCTGAGGGTGCAGGGCTTTTATTTTGCCCTTTTGCAATACAGCCCAATACAAGCGTTTGCAGCGGCCTTTATTCCGTCCATGCAGTTATACCACTAACGCCGCAAAACGGCGCACAGGGCTTTGCAGGGGCTTTTCCTGCGATTTGCCACATTCTACCGCCGCAAATAACAGACCAACACAAGCGGCTATAATACCGCCTGTGCCACGTTGGAGCGTATCACAGCACCCGGACGGCCTGCGCCGATAATAGACACCACCGCCACGCCGGACGCTGGACAGCTCAGCGCAGATGACCTATTATAATAAGGTATATAAGGGCGCACCGCTGCGCCCCTGTTATGGATCCATGCCAGACGGTGCAGCACATCGCAGACCATGCCAGCCCGGCGGGGTCTCGATACCTACCGCGCCCGGCGGCTTGCACTCTGGCACTGGGTCAGCCTGACACGCTCCAACCGGCGGGGCAGTCCAGCAGCAGGAGCGCGGCGGGCGGCGCGGAACCATTGGCGGCTTGCGCCGCATCTCTTTTCGGGCTTTCGCCCGATAGCTAATAGAGGTCAGCAATAGTCGCAGCGTCCCGGCTGAAATAGTCGTAACAGCTTCTAGAATAGTCGTAGCCAATAGTCGTAGTTTCTCCGATAAAATAGTCGTGGAATAGTCGTAAAGTCGTCAGACGACCAGCTTTTGAAAGTCCCATATATCGTATAGCAACAAACAGTTCGCTGATAGTCGCATAGTAATAGTCGTAACGTTTTCTTGCGAACAATCGTCAAATAATCGTGTATTTTTTGTGTGAAATAGTCGTTCGCCTTTTAGAGAAAGAGAGGTGCGATAGTCGCTAAGTCATCCGACCGCTCCAAAAATCACCTCTCGTTCCAATTTCGCATAATATATTCCTCCGCTAGTTATACCTATTTCGTATAATAGCCGTACTTATTATAGTATACAGATCTAGTTACTCCCGATAATCACGGATTATTTCGTATAATAACTCGTACCATCCGATTCTGTCTGTTCCTGCTCGTTTTAATTCCCAGTAGGACACTATGGTATATCAATCAATACATAGTATTTTACTAGGAATAGTTAATGCAACATTTGTACATATTTAACCGACTACAAAATAAAGTCAATTGTCCATGTGCAATAGTCGTAGACCATCCACCAGTCCGAACCTCACGTCAGTTTTCGCCTAAGGTCTGCTCTGCTGGCTAACGGTGTAGTTTTGGAGATAGAGGGTTGTAGGGAGAAAGAACCTTTGCAAAACGCTAGGTTGTTATTTCCAGTTGTCGCAGTTGTCGCACCATTTTGGCGTGGGGGCCTCAAACAATTTATTTGTTTGAGGGGGGAGTTAGGGGGATTATAGGGGGTAATAGGGGTCGTAGGGGAAAGAGGGGGAAGAAAGGGGGGAAGATTGGTATGCGAATGCATCATGTGCATCCATTTGCATGCAAACGTATCTTGCCGATAGCCGCAGTCATTCTTTGCTTTTTCTTGCTTTGCCCTGCAATCAGACAAATAGTCAATGTCGTCTGCCTATCTTGCTGCTATCATCGCCGGAAATGCGTGTAGGAGCCTGTCTGCCGCGTTTTTCTGATTGACCCGATAACTTTCCCGTCTAACCTTGAAAAGCCGTTATCCACGCTCCTACATCGGTCTGGTTGTGTGGTCTAGTTTGAGATATACCATCAGCATCAACGGAGAGCCGCCTACGAGCGTCTGTGGCGCGTTTTTGTTACGAAGTCGATAAAGTTATCATCTAGCATCTAAAACGCCTTAAAACAGGCTTTCTCGTGGAGTTGGCAAAAAAGAAAAAAGAGCCACCATCGCTGATAGCCCTTTTGCGTCCGTTATTCCATTGATGAAAAATATTTATTGGGTTCAGACGGTAACTTTATCGCCCAAACTCTGTTATCTGTTTTTCTTGCCTATTTTACTGTAACGATACGAGCGCAGAAGCGATGTTAGGCCGCTATCACTCAATCGCTTCGTATGTTTTCTCGAAAATGTCAGGTTTACACGGGTAGATTTCGCCATTTATGCCACGAATGATATAATCGCCAGTCCTCGCAATCATAGTCCCTTCAAGCGTTTTAATCTCGCACCACGCAGGTCCATCGTAAACATTTGGGCCATCGTAAAACTTTCCGAAGTCATGCGTGATAATATCATTGCTACTTACTGCATCCCAGAACCAATCTGCTCTAACAAGTCCTCGTGCATTGAGCTTGAATGCTTCGATAACAACTGGTTTTTTGCGGTATTTCATGTTTATTCTCCTCTCGTTACATCCACACGCATTCTTTGAACTGCTGTGTTTCCATCTGGAACGTGATGTCCAGTGACCCCACATTGCCCTCTTTGTTCTTCTCAAGCGCAAAGTGATAATGCTGCTCTGGTCGCTTTTTCGTGGTCACGTTCTGTGCCAGCAGAATGATTGCATCTGCGTCCTGTTCGATTTGCCCGGATTCTCGCAAGTCTGCGGCAGTTGGCGGGATACCTGCTCTTGCGGTCTCTCGATTAAGCTGTGCAAGTGCTATCACCAGCGTTCCTGTGGACTGTGCGAACTCATGTAGTGCCATGCTGATCTCCGTTACGGCACTGTATCGGTCTTTCGCTCCGGCTTGATGGATAAGCTGCAAATAGTCGATGAAAACCACTTTGGCTTGCATCCTGATAGACTGCGTTCTAATCCACCCAACGCTCTTACCAGCGGCAGAGCGGACGAACAGCGGATATTTCTTGATAGCTGCCAGCCGGTCAAGTTCGTTAATGCTGACGGTCTTGTTTTTGACCGTGTGCAGTGGTACGCCTAGCTGGTTTGCGATGATACGAGCATAGAGCGTATCCGGGTCTGTCTCTAGGCTGAAATACGCCACTCTGCGTCCGTTCTTGGCTATTTCACAGGCAAGTTGCAGGGATAGTGCTGTTTTACCAGCAGACGGTCTGCCGCCGATTACAACGAAGTTGCCCGGCACAAGGTGCAAGTTGTTATCCAGCACTCTAAGCCCTGTGCTGATATACTCCGGCTTATCATCCAGCTTGCGAATGTAGTTGTCTATGCCGTCACACATCGGGATGAAATCGCTTCTTTCGTTGTGCAGGTTGATAGCTTCGCCTAGCTGCTCATAAATGCCTGTCAGGTCTGCGTATCTGGTCGAGCCATCAACGATTTTGAACGCAATCTCTCTGGCTCTGGACAACGCTGCCTGTTCCTTGACGATTCCAGCCCACCCAAGCATCATGTCATGGGTGACGTTGCGGATGAACTCTGCACCAAAGGCATCTAGGCATTCACCCATTGCTTTCTTGCAGTTATCGTACCGCCCCATGACTTCTACCGGGTTCCACTTGTCGTTGTGTTCCCAATAGCCACGAATGGCAGCGAATGTATCACGCAGTTCAGGGCAGAAATCGTCGATTTTAAGGTCTTGCAGCACATCGGCATACTCAGAGAACGTGAGGACTGCTCCCAGCAGGATGTATTGGGTCTGATTTTCAATATTCACCGCAGAAAGTCTCCCTCGTCAGGCAATTCAGCCATTGTCTGCTGATAGCCACCGTTCCAGTCCTTCACATTACGCATCCAGTTCCGTGCAGCAGCTTTCCAGTCCTTCATAGGCGATTTGCCGACCTTCCAGCCATTTGCCGTGAAATGGTCAACAAATCGCTCTGCTTCCGATTCCATGTAACCATTGTCCGCAAAGTATTCTTTGGCTTGCTCGATAGTCGGAGCTTTGAAGCGTTTTACTTCGTTGGTATTTTTCTTTTCACATTTTTCTTTTTTATCAGATTCAGATACAGAATCAGATACAGATAAGGCATCGTTTGCATCCATTTGCATATTTTGCATACCATTGTATGCGTTTGCATCATTGGTATGCGTTTGTATGCACTTGCATTTTTCATCGCTCCATCGTTTATTTGCACTCCGTCTGTTTTTCTCGATTCGCTCCTGTCTTTTCTGTGCATTTATATCATCGAATGCTTTAACAACTTTCCAGAGCATCCGCATAGCACGGTCGTTGTCGTATGCTGGCTCAAGTCCAGTCTCAACATACTGTGCGTAGTTGCGGATGAATGCTCCAAATTCCTCGTCTGTCAGCTCGTCCATCGCATGAACGTGTTCCAACAGAAGAATCATTGATGTTCTCGGCTTGTGTTCCTGCTCCATACTCAATCCTCTTTGTAACGGCTGTTCCACCGGCTGATGATTTCTTGTCGTCCGTCTTTTTCGTCATACGGTGACAAAACGCCATCTTCACCAAAGCTATAGTAAGCACTATTGCTCATTGATGCATTATGACACTTTTCACACAGAATCATCCATGTTGTGTGGTATCTTCTCTTTGAATCCACTTGATGCAATCCATCGTGATACAGCGTCGGAATAGACCCGCAGAACGGACATCTCTTAAGCTCTTCCATCTTTAATCCTCCTCAAAATAGGCACTCAGCGTCAGACTCACGCAGCCAGCCTTCGCCCGGAATATTGACTATTTCATAATACTGCCGTGCAACGTAGATCGTTTTCTGCCCATCCTCAGCAATCAGGCCGACAATCAGATAGTTGCCAGCAGCCATAAAGAACCAAGGGTTGCTCTTGTAGGTCTCGCCTTTCATCCAGTTCTTCATCCTGTTCACGGCTTTTTCAATATCCTTGTCGGGGCAGTCTGGGTTGTTGTACGCAAAGAAATCCTCAGGGAATTTAAGCTTTTTCACTTTCTAAATCCCTCTCTCGTTTTCGTGATTCGCTTATGCACCTTGACAGGTCTTGTGCCTTTGCCGTAAGCTGGGCGGATATGTTTTGCCTTGATGTACCCACAAGGCGGCATCGGCCCGAAATCAAAAAGGCTCAAGTCCATAATGATGATACCAAACTTCTTGTTCGTCATGTTTACTGCTCCTTACGCATACCATTTCGGTGCTTCGTTAAAGATTTCCACGCCTTTTGCAAAGCCAAGCTTTTCTAAGGTTTCACACATGATGCCGTCCATCATGCTGTGAACGATTTCTTCATCATCGCCGTACTTTTTGTATGCTTCCTGCATTTCTGCCGTGAATGCGTCAACCATATCTTGCGTAACAACGATATTGTTTTCCATAAGTCCTCCTATACCATCGGAAACGCCATCCAATGCGTCACCGTTACATCTTTCTGCAGTCTCTCGCCTATCTCATCCCAGAACTGACCGTCTGCGTAGCAGCCTAGAAAGTACGTTGTCGGCGAGATTCCTTGCAACATTTTTCCATCTTTATCACGCCACGTTGTTTTAGTTGCAAGCAACAAAGGCTGCGTCCGCTCTCGTGGCGGTTCGCTTGCTGGATGCCAAAGGGTGTTAGCCATTGTCTTTCACCTCGATTGTTGGCGCTGTGTCGATGTAGTCAAGCACATCGTCTAGCGCATATCCCATGTAGGCGTACTCGACAGTAAACTCTTGCTCTAATTCCTGCATCCATTCTTCGATACGCTTCCGTAGTGCATTGGCATCAATCGGTCTAGCTTCCATTGCCCTTTCTCCCTTCAATCTCCTTACAAACCGCCTTATAAAACGCATCCCACGTCTCATAGTCGCAGGAATCGCCAAAGCCGAGCCCTGTCCGCTTGTGTTCTGCAATGTCGCGCTCAAAGCAATCAAGCGTCTTGTCCGTCAGTTTCGGCAGGAGCGGTGTGATGTATCCGCAGACAAGGCTAGGCATATATGACTGTCTGCCCAAGCAATAGCGGACAGCGCAGTTGCAGACCGCTCCGAAATCGTCATTAGCGGGGTCAATCAAACTTTTAGGCTTGTCATCTTGCAAATCATATATGGCGCAGTCAAGGACGGTTGCGATTCTAAAAAGCCATCTCTCTTTACATTTGCGTTTCCCGCACTCAATAGCCGATATGAAAGCAGCTGTTACACCGATTCTGTTCGCAAGGTCTTTCTGCTTGACGTGCAGTTCAATCCTGCGCTTCCTGATTTTCTCCCCTGTTGTCATTTTTATACTCCTGCCTTGTACATCGCATATAATGCCGCAAACCCAATCAAATAAACTATGATGTGTATGATTGCATCTGCAAAAACCTTTTTATTTCCATCAGGAATTTCGTTCAAAAATAAATCCCATATTAAAATTTTTTCAATAAGATATGCCATCCCACATATAAATGTTCCAACCAGAAAAGAAGCTAAAACCACAATCAACGCATTTCCAAGATTACTCATTCTCTTTCTTCTCCCATTCCTTGCATCCACGTTCGTCCCACACGAAATCTGCAACGTGTTCTGACTGGTCGTTCACGCATACGCCCTCCGGCTCTGCGTACCATTTGCAAGAGCCGCAGGACGGCTCAGATTTGTTCTTGCAGGATTCTGCTGTGCATCGGATAGCCTTGCCAGCAGAGAACTGCTTGATGCCCATGCAAGAGCAATGTTCGGTGGTGCAGTAGAAGTTCATCCCTCCGTCTCCTTCCATCCGATAAACTCACACAATCCAACGGTGTTATTGGAGCAACGATGAATGAGGACTTTATCACTTATTTTGAACTTTGCAATAAACCCAATCTTGCTTTCTTCCATTTCGTTTTCAAACATCCAATCAACAATGTCTTTGTCGATTCTGACATCGCCTTCGTCCGTCATGGTTGCAAAGCACTGTTTGCATCTGTAAAGAGCGCACTTTTTCATCTTTTCTGCCCTCTCTTTTCCCTGTTGAACCGCCCGATCACTCGCTTATACTCTGCATAGCACTCCGGGCAAAGGTCGCCTGTGTCCCTGCGCCACGCCCAGCCTGTGAACAGCTCGTTTTCGTCATACTTCCAGCCCTCCAGCTTGAACCCGCATCGGTCACATACTCGCTTATGGTAGATTCCTCTGTCAGTCTGCATTAGTCAAAATACTCCTCTTCCAATTTTAAGTCGCGAGGGTCAAGATAATAGTTTTTACCTTTGTAGTCGCAAAGGTAATACGTTCCGTAAAGATTTTCGATTCTCTTGACGAGTTCTACTTTTGCTCCGGCTGGAATTCTCTCTTTACCTTGAGCAATATGTGTTTTCCAATCTTCGTCCTCTAACTCTCTTTTCGTAACAAAAACAACCATTGCTTATTTTTCCTCCCAAACATCCTTAAACAGAATTTCTTTGTCAGCTTTCCAGTCTTTGATTTTGCACGGAATATCCGTGCCGGGCACGGTCTTTTTCAGCCCATCCATCTGCCAGACGTTCCATGAGATGATGTCTGCGATACAGTCAAGAAACATATGCATACTGCCGATTTCCAGCTTTTTAGCATCAAACCGATACCTAAAATTTTCGATCAGCGTCAGGAACAAGTTGCACCTTGCTAGCAAGAGATTGTCTCCCTGCCACTCATAGCCGTATGTCGATGCGTATGCCCAGCATATCCACATATCGTAGTCATGGAACTGTTCTGCAAGAACATTCAGCTTCCTATCCAGCAGACCAATTCTGTCCGGCACGGCAATCATCTGCCCTGTTGTGGTATCGTATCGGCTTGTGAGGAATGGCGCTTCTCCACAGGTGACTTCAAGACAAGTCTTGTTGATGTACCCCTTCCAGTCCTCACCCTTCAGGTCGTTTTCGGCAACGTCTGTCATCTTCTTGCAAACCCAAGTCGGCGTAAACACCTCTGCTTTCTTGCTGGTTCGCTTCTTCTGGTCTGCAAGCCGTTTCTGCACACGAGGGATAAGCTGAACCTTGTTCAACTGTTCCAGCGTGATTTCATCTGCAAAGCCCACGCCCAGTTCAGGCGGTGGGTCTGTCGCCCAGATGATATTCTTGCCTGTCGTGTGGTCTTGCAAGAGGACAGGCAGGAACGTGCGTAGGCATGGGTCTGAAAAGTCAATCAGTGTGTCGCTTGGTGAAATATTTTTTGTGAGCATAATCGGATGTCCATCCTCCCGCTTTTCTTGCTTTTTCTAAAGATTTTTCCATCATAGCTTGATGGTATTCGCAAAACGAACTTCCAGCTTTTCTTTGCTTTCCGCAGTTAAGACACAGCCCAGCTTCACGCCATTGGCTCCTTATTGTCCCGCGATGGTTTTCTTCATACCTTTTCCATCTTTTTCTGTTTTTGAGCCAGTGTTCGTAGCAGGTTTTATGTCCCTGATAAAGCGGTTTACCACACATGGGGCAAAGCCCATTTTCAAGCATTTTTTCTTTATGTTCTTTGTTGTATTGCTTTTTCCAATTTTTGTATTCGGGGTCTTTGCTTTTTTCTCTTCTTATAGCGTTCCATTTTTCTCTGCATTCATCGCACATAATGCGATTGGGTGAGGCATTGTTCTTTTTGCACTTAACGCAGATTCCGTGGCTTTTGTACCAATAATAGCTTTCGTCTGCCACAGGTTATCACTCCCCCACCTCTCTGTACTCCACGTCAATCCCTTTCGGCAAAGCCGTCTGATACTTCTGAGCCAACTGCTCTGCGCTCTGGGCATCGCCCAACGGCTGTTCAGGCGGTGCAACGGTGACTTCCACGTTGTCGCGCATGCCAAAGTAGTTCTTGGCTCGGAAAATCCACTCTGCCGGGTTCTCCTGACCGTACATACCGTTGTATGCCCACATGGACTGCATTTGCAGAATCAGCTTCAAGATGTACTTCTGCTGCAAGCTGTCGTCACGGCGCTTGCCCGCCATAATTTGCTTCAGGCTCACCCATTCGATGCCCAGCACCAATGCAATCCATTCCACTACAGGGGAGATTCTGGCTTCGATGCAAGCGTCAAAGAAGAAATCAAGACGCTGCTGCACTTCAATCGGGTTGTTCATGTCCACGCTCGGAAGGTCGCCAAAATACTTGGCTGCAATCATGCCGATGACTTTCTTGTCCTCTTCATCACCAATTCTCGACTGCAAATCGCCTGTATTCAGCATCTTAGACCTCGTAATTGCTAACTCCTGTTGTTCTTTCACCTTTTTACTCACTTGTGAGCGGATAGATTTCCGCTTATTAAGCATCTGCTGTTTCTTCTTCTCTCGCTCTTTCTCACGCTTCGCAGCGGCTTCTTCTTTTGCCTTTTGTGCCCGCTTCTCACGCTTTTTCTTTTCAGCTTCGGTCAGCGGCGGTCTGCCACGACCACGCTTCGGGGGTGTTGCCAAGAGTTATCACCTCTTCATCTTTATTTCGATGTAGTCCAGCTTCAATGCAATCTGCCAGACGGAACAGCAGTTGTCAAACTGCCGCCACCAAGCGCACTTTTCTTTTTCGCATACGCACCGGCCAAGCGGATTGCTGGTCATTTTCATCGGGCAGTAAAGTTCGTTGTCCATTGGTTATTCCCCGTTCATCTCATAACATTTGCTGTAGTTCTCGTTGAATCCCAAACACCAAGCTAACTCGGAAGCCATTTTCTGATAAATGCCTTTGATATTAAGCTCAGTTTCGGATTTCGCATAGCCACTATAAAGACCATACAGAAAAGCCAGTCTTTCACGCCCTACCATGTTGATTTCCTGAATCATCATTTCCACTCCATCACAACAGCCGTACAAACGACCAGACACACGTTGACGAACAGCCAGACAAGCATTGCCTGCCGTTCTTCAAACAGGTTGTCTGCCATGTTTTTGATTGTCCGTTCGGACTGAACTACCACCGCCAGCAGGACTAGGCAGACCAGCCAGCGAGTTGCAAACTCAAACATACTAATCTCTCCCTGTTACATCGCAACTTATGCATCTCATTGTTTCGCCACAAATCGGGCATCTTGGACTTTCTGGATTCTTTTTCATCACTTCCGTTGCGAATCGAGGGTCTGTAATCTGCGTTTCAGTCCAACACGAATCGCACTTAAACTTTACACTTGTCACGCACCGTTTCTGCGGTAGCATCCAGAAAGCGTCTTGAATTTCCTTTTGTGTCAAAAACGCAATCGTTTCTTCATGGTTTAACAGTGCCATTGTTATCCTCCATCAAATCGTCCATGCTTAACTGACCGGGAAGAACGCCGTCTTCCGTCCACCAGTGAAAAACATCTTCTCCTGTTTTCCATTCAGCAATATCGTTTGGCATTTGGAGTCTTTGCCTGCTGTCAAGCATTCTCTGGAATGCCATAATGTACGCTTTTTTGAATTTTGGATATCGTGCAAAATCCCTACATTGATGTTTATATCCCCCAAGAGGGCATCCAACACATCCAACACGTTCAAAACCACATTGATATAGCGGATTTATCGGAAGCGATTCAGAGTGAATGTAACCCCAAACATCTGCATTTGACCAGTCCACAATCGGATTGACGGTCATTTTTCCCTTGAGGTTGCAAGTCTCAAACAGCTGCCTCTTCTCGTCATTGTCGCTCGTAAGGATAATGCGCTTTTCTTTGTTTCTATGGCTGATTTCCATAATCCCACGAGTATTGTTTCTCCTAACAGATTCAGCCCAGCGAACTCCAGTTGCGATAAAGCACCCGCTCATCGTTGGAGATTCTTTTAATATAGAGCAGCAATATCGCCTGTTTCTTGTTGGGGGAGCCTTCATCATTGGAATCAACGTCCACATAGACACAGGCTTGCCCTTGTAGCGTGGCATAACAATGGAGCATTTGATTCCACGCTCTTCCATCGCCTTGAACTGCTCACGGATGAAATAGACCGTCTCCGGCGCATCTGCTGTAGTATGGCTGTTGACCACCTCGAAGTTGATTCCTGCACGTTCAGCCAGCGCCACAAGCACTTGTGAATCCTTGCCGCCAGAGTATGTGACCATCAGCGGTTTCTTGTACCGATGCTCAGATAGCCTTGCAGCGTCCTGCAACCGTGCGATTGCAAGCTGTTCCTTATCCATTAGCTCCACCTTTCTCTCAGCTCTTTTTCGACCTGCTCTGACTTTGCGGTGATGTAATCTGCAAACTCGTCAGGGGTCATGTCCTCTTCTTTGAACTTACCGACCATCTCCCAATACCTGTCGCCAATGCGGATGATTTTCTGCACCTGTTCATCGGTCAGGTCTGCATCACACCGAAGGTTCTGAATCAGTGCGCCCCATGTGGCAGCGATGCCATCGAGAGCCATGCGGAAACCGTACAACTGGTTCTGCCGTGCGATTTTGCGGAGGTTGGCTGACATCGCCTGTTTGCCATTCGAGGGGTGGTTTCTGCACTTATTCATCTAACCGCTCCTTGTCCTGAAGGCGATGGAGCCAACGGTAGTATTTTTCGCTTGCAATAATTCCAATTCGCTCATACGCTTTTCTGTCATCCGAAAAATCAAGAGCGGCCATGCACACCATAACGTCTGCGTATTCCTCTTCAAACGCCTTTCAGCATTCCTCTACGCTCTTCGGTGTCGGGTTCGTGTTATCCAGCGCACGGCGCGGCTTCAACGTAGCCTGTGCCAGCTCGGATGCTTCTTCTGCCAACTGTGCCAAGATTTCCGTCTTGGGCAGAATGTCTGAAACTTTCTTGCTCACTTCTGTTCTCCTTTCAGCCAGTCGTTCAGCTTTGCCATGCAAGAGGGGCAAAGAAACGGTTCGTCATAGCAATCGCAACTCCAGTAGTCCCATGCGTCATGCACGTTCTTGTCAACCAGAATCACGGCATTTGGCTTATGCCTTCCCATCTCATCGGGCGGTTCAGGATTAAACACTTCTCCGCAGCGGTCACATTTCATGCTCATGCTCTTTCTCCAATCTCTTTAGCAGCCCATCAACGTCATACCGCCAATGAATACGCAACCTTTTCGCTTTGATCTCTATCCCCTCTTTCTCTGCCCACTGCCAAGGGATGCTCTTGCAGCTCTCATTATAACGGAACGTCAGAACCTTGCTGGCAGGGATTGCAAAGGTGCGGTTGACCGCCCGATAATTGACTATCACATGGGCGGTCTGACCGCTGTACCCCATTGCTTCCACCATATCAGTGATGTGCTTTTCCTTGCGGTATTTGCACTTTGCCTTGTCGTACTTGCCGAACACTTTTTCCAGAGGGATAGAGGGCGTTTCTATGGTTTTCAGCTCGAACAGGTGGTTCATCGGGTATCGGTACACAAGGAAGTCACAGATGTTGTCGATGGAAAAGGACAGGTTCTCGTTGCCGCCGTAATAGGTGGCAGCACTGTCTTTCAGGCGGTAGCACCACGCATCGGGTGGCACGGATGCCTTGAAGTCTGCTTCAAACTGCTTGCCGGTGTTCATTCGTTGTCACCTGGAAATGTAGGAATTGGCATCCAATACTTCACTACGCCACGTTTATCCTCATCATCCCACTTGCCGTTCTTAAACTCTCTTGTTGAAACACAACCATCCCAATTCCAAAATTTGTAAGCAACGAAATATATTCCATCTTTTGTTGGCGGTGAATCTTTTGTGCTAATCCATTTCTGTTTCGGCGTTACTGTTGGGAGTTCATTCAAATGATTTAGTTCGCTTTTCCATGCTTCTAAAGACGGGAATCGGATTCCTACCTCATCCTGTCTTGCAAGGTTAATAAGCCCGGCTAGGTATTTTTCCAGCGGTTCAACATCAACAAGTCTGCTCATCCTCGTTCACCTCTAAATTCACGGAATATGAGTTTCCTTTTCAGCAGGTTCTTCCATTTCTTTCATAATCCGCTTGTGTTCTTCGATTGTCATGTTGTTCGGGAAGAAACACCTGTCAACCATTTCAAACGGCTTAATATAATGGTCAAGAACATCTCGTGCTTCTTTTCGTGCCTTTTCAGCACACATCTCGATATATTCTTCTTCGGTCATGTTGTAATCGGTGACACAATCGACCACCGAAGAAAACCGACACAGCAAACCGTTAGGCTGTCTTGCAATAAAAGCTCCCATTTATCGTTCACCTCTAAATTCACTTCCGAGAAACCGCTTCTTGCCTTTTTCCCGGTGCTTGTCCTCATAATCACGGTGGTACACGCTCTGGCTATGGTTTAGCTCATGCACGAACGCCTTGCGCTCTTCAAGGTCCTTCTTCTCCGCCTTGTACTTCTCGCAAGTGTCGTGGCAGGCTTGGTGGCGTGATGTGCAGTTGAGACAACAAGTAATCATTCTTCGCCAAATCTCCTTTTTGTTACAGCCATCGGGAACTCTTCGATTTCGCTTGCCCACCGTGCGGTGCCCTCGCCGTATGCTCTTTGCCAGACCAAAGGGAAACCGCCCAGGCCATCGAACAGACTGCCCAGTGTAGGCTTTTCTTTTAGGTAAGGGCGCATTTTCTGCACCAACCAGAACCACTGCGGCAGGGCTATGGAGTTGCCCAGAGCCTTGTATCTTGGGCTGTCAGCGTATTTGTGTTTCTTGCCTTTGCTATCCGTCCAATCGCCAATGTTGGTGTAATCGTCAGGGTAGCCTTGTAACCGTTCGCATTCAACAGGGGTTAGACGGCGAACAATCCAACGGATGGTTTTCTCCGCAATCAGGCATTCGCTGCCATTGCCAATGTTCCCTGCTTTCGCTTTCAAGGTTGAGCATTTGTCGCTTTCCTTGTAGTGGCTGAACGACTGTTCGTTGAAGGTCTTGCGTTCGATTGCAATGGCCGTGTAATCTGTGATTCTGTTTTCGTGGTCGCCTGTAATGGTCGGTACGATTTTTCCATCGCCGTTTCCACGAGCATCATAAACAACATGCTGAAACAACGTCTGGTCTTGCAACGTAGAAATCGTTGCGCTCAATTCAGTTTGAACCAGAGCACCTTTACCGCCACCCTCACATCCAGAACGGATTTTTAGAGTGTAGGCTGCGGGTTCTGTGCATCGAGTCGAAGTCTCTCGATGGTCTGATTCCAATACTCGTCCAGTTCCTTTTCCTCCAGACCTTCCTGTTCCTTCACTTTCTGCATCACCTGTGATATAGTTCCCGGATTCCACCATTCGATCATATCCAGCAACGCTTGCTTCAGGAGTTCGGGCAAAGGTTTTCCACGCCTGGATGCTCTCGTCAGGATTCCCTGACAGGCTCGTGCGCTCAAATAGTATTTCTGCGGCACGTTGTCCTCCAAAATCCACGACAAGCGCGATTCTCTTTCGGCGTTGGGGGACTCCCCAATATTGAGCGTCAAGCTGTCGCCAAGCCAAAGACCATCCGTTTCCGGCGATTGCTCCGGCTTTGCTCCATCTGCCCCCCCTACCCGAAGGTCGAGGAATTGAAGCGTTTGGCTGTTCCACGCGGGCAAGTTCTTCCAGCACGGCTCTGAAGTCTTCGCCGCCGTTGGAACTGAACGCTCCTGGCACGTTTTCCCAAACAGCGAAAGTTGGATACATTCCATTGGTGGCTGTCCTCATTTCCTTAATGATTCTTGCTGCATCCAAAAACAGCACGGAACGGTTGTCGTCAAATCCAAGCCTTTTTCCCGCCATAGACAAGCCCTGACAAGGACTGCCGAACGTGATGCAGTCCACAGGCTCTATCTTGTCGCCGTGAATCTTTGTGATGTCGCCCAAGTGCTTCATCTTTCCAAACGCCCGTCCAGCCAGATAGCGCAGCTCTTATATAAGGTAGGCGGTCGGCACTTCACTTGTCAAAAGGGGAGGTCAGAAGAGTTGTCCTCGATAACAGAGAAGTCATCCGTGTTGCCCTGAGAGTAGTTTTGTGGTGCATCCTGCGCCCGATTGGCGGGCTTGCTGTCAGACTTGCCGCCGCAGAAGTCAACCTTGTTCGCCATGATTTCCGTTGCGGTGCGGTTGTTCCCCTGCTTGTCGGTATACTTCCGGGTCTGGATGCTGCCAGTCACCAGAATCAAGCTGCCCTTCTGGAACCACTTGGAAACGAACAGTGCCGTATTGCCAAATGCGGTGCAGTTGAAGAAGTCGGTTTCCTTCTGACCGCCACTCTGACGGTCGCAAGCAATGCTGAACGTACAAACGTCCTTGCCGGACTTCGTGACCTTAGCTTCGGGCGTGTGAACCAGACGCCCCTGAATTGCGATAGAGTTGAGCATTGTTTAACCCTCCTTCGGCTGTTTCTGGGCACAGTCCCAACACAGGACACGCCCAAAGCGTTTCTTCGTGCTTCTTGCGGTTTCCAGCGGTGATACGGTGCGGTTGTTGTACTGAATAGGCTGCAACTGCTTTCCGCAGCAAGCGCATGGGGGAATGTTTTCCGCTTCCGTTTGCTTCTGCGCAGGCTTGTTCGCTCTGCTTGTGGTCTGCTTCTGGTACTCGTCCGTGTCAGCATCCTTCGTATCGTCAATGCAGAACAAACCGTTCAGAGCGTACTTTCTAGCGTAGCTGCTTGCAGTGCCGGTAATCTGCGAATCGTCCATGCCCTTCTTGAACTCAGGCTCACGAGCGTATGCAGTCACCGTGTAAGTGGCACCATCCTGCGATTCAACTGTTGCAGTGGCTTCTATGTAGTGCCAACTGTCAACGATAACAGGCTTGTCGGAAAGCCGTAGCACAAGGCTATGCGCTTTCAAGATGGGCTTGACCGCTTCGAGAATGTCCTCGCACGAGCGGTACTTGTAACCGCCAAATTTGTTCATCTGCCCCTTCGGTGCTTTCAGCTCTGATTGAACAGCCATCAGAGCTTCATGGATTTTGCTGTTGTCCATCAGTTGTTCTCCTTCCTCGCTTCTTTTCTTGCTTTACGGCAAGCCGGGCAACGCTTGGGCAGTGCCATGTTATGCGATTCATAGAAAATGCGCTCTGCGCGAGAAATCTTGAATACTTTGCCGCAATCACGGCACATTTTCTCGATGCTTGTGTTCTCGTCCCACGAAGCTCTTATTGCAGCATCTTCGACAGCAAACACTTCATTAAGGCTGTCATAAAAGCTCCTAACAAGCGTATGCTGCGGTGCGTGACCGTTCTTGCGAAGCGTTCTCTCTAAGTTGTTCCTTTTACAGTTTGCGCAGAGCGTTTCGGTGCTGTTCGGCAACACTGAAAAAGGCTTATTTCACTTTTCGCAGTGCTTAATTTCTTTCTTGTATTTTCCCATTTTCTTTCCTTTCTTCGGCTTCATTAGGCTTCATTGTTCTTGCTTTGGCTTAACACGGCTGTACAAAAATCAACCAGCCATCAGCTCTGCCAGCTGTGCACGGAGGTCTTTCAACTCCGCTTCCCTGTCGTTGATTTCAGACTGCAAGTCCTCAATCTCAGCCAGCCGGTCAGCTTCTTTAGCTTCTGCCATCTGCTCGTTGGTCATAAAGTACACGCCGTCCTCCGGCTCTGTCACGCCACCGAATCTGTCAAGGTTAATCATCTTTTGGTCTCCCTCTCTTACGTTCCTCTTTGATTTGCAACGCGCTGTACCACTGGTCTTTGTCGATCTCGATGGTAGACCACCGATGGTTACAGACAATACATTTTTTTCTGCGAACGATGCTGTCGTGGTCAGACCGGCTGTCAACTGTTGTAATGTTGTCGCTACCACACATCGGGCATTTCATTGTGCGTCCCTCCACTCGCTTGTGTGATAAGCAACACGCTTGATTTTCCGGCGTTCGCGTTCGCTTCGCTCTTCTTCTTCGACGCTGACTGCCAGTGCACACAGAACGATAGCCGTTGCAAGAAGCCCACACGACACGATTACCCAGCCAAACATCTGCGCTGTGGTCTGACATCCCTGAATCGTGTCGCCGCAGCCAACCGCCGCGATTGCCGAAACCAGACCAATCATTGACAACGCCGCTCCTTTCAAAGTTTTCATTTGTTCTCCTTTTTGCTTCCAAAATTAAAAATCCACACAGTTGCCATCACGGCAGCCGCTACGATGATTCCCCATGTGCCTTTTGTGCCGACCAGCAGTTCAACCAGATGTACCAGCCACAGGTTCAAAAGGAACACCGCCAACACCACCGCAAGAACAGTGCCCCATATCATAATGATTTCTACCAATGCTTTCATTTCTATCCCCTTTCGTTTATTTTTTCGCCATTGCAAATCACGTCTATGCCATGCTTTGCCATTACTTTGCTCTTCCATGCTGTGCCGTTGCTACTCAGAACTATTTACTGCATATCTATGCCATCGCAACTCGATTCTTCTCTATACTATTCGTTGCCTTCGCTAGTCAATTCTACGCCTTGCATACATAGCCGTTGCTGCACCGCTCATATCGGTTCCATGCAATTCCATTGCTCGTCTGAGCCTTGCTTCGCCATGCCTTTGCAGGTCTCGTCAAATCAGCGCATCGCCGTTGCCGCTCAAGTCGCTTCGTCTCCAAGCGTTGCCTTAGCATTTCTGAGCCAATCGTCACTATGCCGTTGCCGTTCCACGCCGAGTGCAGCACAGCCCTACCCTGCCATAGCGGTTAATTGAGGATTTCGTAGGTATAGCGGCCTTTGCCGCTGTTTCTCCACTGGCCGATGCCACGTAGAGCACCGTAGTCCAGCCACTCACGCACGACCTTCTCGTGAGAATCGTCCAGAAGAACGATTTCAAACTCGCAGGTCGAACCAGCGGGAATCTGCTCGCTGTTAGCAAGGCTTACACGTTCGCCCTGCGCCGTCTGGGCACGGAGTGGGCGCTGGCACTCGGTAATCTCACCGTTTACATGAATTGGAATCATGCGGGGCTGAACGAAAATCAGGCCATCAATGACCTTCTTGTATGCCGTCAGCTTGCCGGATTCGTTGACCGCTTTCTTTTTTCCAGTTTCGGTCTTGCCGCCGATGCGGGAAAGCATACCGCAAGAATCCTTGAAGAAGCCCTTGATCTGGTAGTCATACAGGATAGGTTCTCCGTTCTCGTTGCGAGGAAACACGGTCACGCCCTTATCTGCCACAGCATCAGCGCCAAGAGCGGCAACTTCATCCTCGATAGTGTTTGCGTCAGGTGACTTGCTGGCGATGAACTCTCGCGCGATGTTCTGGTTGCTAGGCCATGTGCCGAGAACCGCTTCGATGAATGTGATTTTTACTTTGATTTTTTTCATTTTTGCTCACTCTTTCTTTATTGATGCGTTCCAGCCGGTCTTTCTCCCGGCTGTGCCAGCGGATTTCCAGCTTACCGTAGTATTTACCGTTCATAAGGTCAGCTCCCCTGTTGCAAGCATCTGCGAAACTTCGCCGTAGTGCTTGCCAAGCTTGTCCGCAAGGGCTTGTACTTCTCCGATGGATGGAAACGTCTTTTCCAGCTTCTTCTTTTCTTGCTGTTTGATTTTGTATGCTGCCTTCGCGTTCAGGTTTGCCTTTGCGTTGTAGGCTTTCTTAGCGCATCCATTGTGGTACTTCTGCGATGCTACTTTTTTCAGCATCGGCTTTCCGCAGTATGCGCAGAACGCCTTACGGGGCTTGAATGTAATTCCAGCTTTCTTGTGCTTCCTGTCACGCTCTTTGTCAACCTTGCGTTTGCATTCTGAACAGTACTTTCTTGTCGGTCTGACCACGCCAAGATACAGGCCGCAGCGCTCACAGTACTTTTCTTCCACGCTGCATCTCCTCTTTCAATCTGGCTTCTCTGTTATGGCGTTCAAAGCACTGGTTGATGGATTTCTCCATCCACAGCACCTTGTTGGCATCGTTTCTTGATACGCCAGCAGCCATTGCAAGCTTCAACCTGCGCTTCCGGCTCGGTGCTTTGTAAAAGTACATCACCAGCACTCACCAGCCTTATCCGTGATGAACTTCGGGACTTCCCGACCTGTGGCAATGCACAGCGCAACTAGCTTTTCGACCCAGATGTCAAACAGGCTTTCTTTTGGCATATAGCACTGGCCAACACAAGGTTCCTTAAAGTTTTTCCAGATCGTCAGGCCGACAGCGCCCTCCGTGACCGTCCATATCATGCTGTAACCTTCACTGCACAGGTTGTACATAATGGCTCGTGCTTTGCTTTTGGCTTTGTTGATTTCAAAGGCATCCCAGCGCTTTTTGCTTTCCTCGTAGGCTTTCGCCGCTTCGTCAATGGCGTGGTGCGCTTCGTCTGGGTATTCAAGGTCTACCTTCAAGGTGATGATCTGTTCCATATTCAGTCCTCCACTTTCTTGCTTTTCTCCGTCTTTAAGAAGAGATTAACGAAATAGACCTGACCGATACCCGTCACCTTCGGGGTCTTATTGATAGAAGTGTGCCCATCGGAATGTGCAATGGACGTTTCCTTGATTTCAAACAAGCGAAGTTCCATAGACTTCTGGGTCGGCATATTGTAGTCCGTCCGCTTCCTGTCTTTAATCAGGTATCCGTTTTCACGCATCCATGAGAACAAGCGGTTCTGCCCCATCTGGATGCCGTTCTGCGACAGCAGTTTTGCCATCTCACCAACGAGAATGCTCTGGCTGCTTGCGCTCACCGCGTCAGCAAAAAGTGCTTTCGGCTTCATGGTTTCAATCTGCTTGTCTTTCTCTTCCAGTTCCTCATGCGCTGCGATCAGTGCGGTTGCGAGAAGCTGCGAGCGGGTGAGCTGCGGTGCGTTGTAGCTTCCAGTCTTACGGATTGTAGGAAGCACATCGTTCGTTACCCATCTGCGGAACGGAGCCGCTTCCGGTTTGTCGCTGCGAAGAATGACATGGTACAGGCCGCTTTCGTTGACGATTACCATTTCCTGTTTGCCGCCAAGGGTGTCAATCAGACTGACACCCTTTTCGTCATCATCTAATCGGTCAGCAGCCATGCGGTTATTGCTAATACCAAGCACAGCGCACACGTCTTTCAGAACGAACCATGCTTCGCCGTCCATATCAACCGTGCGAACTTTGCTGTTCTGATATTCAAAAACTTGAATGTTTGCCATTTTTTCTCTCCCTTCTTACACTCCCGAATCCTGAATATTCAAAATCCGGCAGATGCTTTTCTTGATGCCGGGCGTTTCCAGCTTCCCTGTCTTAACCTTGAAAAGGTAAGAACGGTCAAAATATCGTCCGGTGTCCTCCTTGACTTTTTCAATCAACCAGTCATTGGTCTTGTCTTTTTGGATAAGAGCAATCTCGATTTGTTTGCCAAAGTCACACAGAGGTTTTTTTTCAGCCATTATTTCACCTCCGGCTATTGATTTTTACGCATAAGTGTAATATAATGAAGCTGCTAGAAATCATTCATTACGCCTTCGCGGTACGGTCTTAGTATAATACGCTTTCGCGTAAAATGCAAGGCTTTTTTAAGCGTTCGCGTAATTTCAGCAAACCTTACAATGCGAGGACTGGAATTATGGCAAACTTGTACGAAAATATTGAAAAACTCTGCAAGCAGCGTGGAGTAAACGTGACCACCATGTGCAAGGAATCGGGCGCAAGCCGTGGGTCTTTGACCGATTTGAAAAACGGTAGAAAGCAGACCCTGAAATATGAGACGCTTGAAAAGATAGCTTCTTATTTCGGAACAAGCGTGGATACATTGGTTTCTGGTGAGCAAAAAGAAAACCCGCCCCAGCAGCCGCAAAGCGAAGTTGACGCGGATATCAAATGGATTGAGCAGAAGCTAGTAGAGATGCCGAAAGAAAAACGTGAAGCTTTGATGAAGCTTATCAGAACTATGTGAGGTGACGGCGTGAGCAAAAAGAAATTTAGCAAAGAAGAACTGCTGAACGACAAAAGTTCTCACATGGGTGATAGGTTTTCATTTGCCTTCGGTGCGCTTTTCTTGTTTGCTTCATTTATTTTCCTTGTGTATTTTTCAACCGCCTTTTTAATCGTTGCAGCCATTGGGGCTATGATGTTGATAAAAGGTAAACGCGGATACGATATGTTTCTTGAAAGAGAAAAGCTCAAAACAAAAATGTACGAAACACCTGTGTCCGCAAAGATTGTAGGCTCTGGTGAAAGCAAGAAGGCCGGAAGCGCCGCACTTCGTTCCGCTGTTGGCGGTTCAATTGCCGGATTGCCCGGTGCTGTTTACGGTGTAGCATCCGCAAAATCTAAAACCAGCGTCACGTTTTATGTGACGTATGAAGATGGGCATCACGGAAGCGAAACTGTAAATTCCGATTCTAGCCGGTTCTTAAAACTGATGAAAGTCTGTAAGGATTGACCCGGTACAAATAAAACCCCTTGCGCCGGGCTTTCGGTAGCCTTATGCGCAAGGGGTTTTGTCATGCGTTAGTTATTATTTCTTTAGCTGCCGGAATCTTTTCAGGGTGTTCCAGCAGCCATGCAATAAATCGGTCAATCTTGGCTCTTTCCTGTTCACTCATTGTGGCATATCCTCCCGATCGGCAAGTGCGGATGTTCATTTGATACGATTATACATCTTTCTGTTGTACAGTCAATATCATTTTAACAACTTCGTAAAAATCGAATGTTTTCTTCACATCCATTACTTCACGTCAGGGAAGCCGCGAGTGTTCAAGTCAAAAGGGACAACGCCTATCCATCTTTCCTCCAATCACAGCTCTACGAGCTGTCCGTCAATGCGTTCGATGCTATCTGCCGGGTCTCGTCCGTCATCTAAGGCGGCTACGGCGCGTTCCAAGATGCCTTTTGCTTCGAGGTAAGCATCTTTATCAGCTTCGTACCCAGAAAGGCTCAGGACAAGTTCCAGCGTCCGTCTGCGAGCGTATGGGACAATCAGAGCATCTACGGTTCGTTTCATTAGCTTTCCTCCCACGGTTCAGGTGTGTGCGGCTTCCCATCGGGAACACTGGCAGGCATTCCGTCGATGATCGGCATACGTTCATGGTTCCAGATTACAGTTTCTTTCATTTTTGTTCCACTCCTCTTTGGAATTTTTTGACAATACAGTTATAACATAGGCTGCTGTTGGTTCTCCATAGCAGCTTTTTCCATTTTTTGGCTTGTCGAATCCGGCAGTTTTGCTGGATTTTGTTGAAAGGGTGAGAATTTATGGATGAATATTTAGTGAGAACAGCCAAAGCATTAGAGATAGCTCGAATGTGTTCCGGCTTGAGCCAGCAGAAATTGGCGGCAAAAATGGGTGTGAATCGTGGAACGGTCGCCAATTGGGAGCAAGGTCTTGCAGCCATTTCCCTTCCGATGGCTATGCGCTGGTTCACCTGCTGCGGCGTATCGGTGGCTCGATACATGGACGCTTGCATTCATCCGGGACTGCTGGAACATCTGGAAGATGACCTTTCCGATTTGGAGAAACGGCGGATTCTCATAGATGCTATGATGGAGTGTTCCTCCTATGAGATAGATGCCTTGTTATACATCCGGTACGGAGATCACGGCTCAGACCACATCGGCGTGTTGACGGAGATTCTGGCAAACCTCCACACGCCGTTAAAGGACAGGGTCGCTGTCTGCCGGATGGTGTCTGGTAGCTATGAGATGGCACAGGCCACCGGAACAGACCCAGACCCGAACGGAACCGCCCCAAAGATGGAGATTCTCTATCAGGCGCAGGATGCTGGAACGGAAGCTGCCATGAAGTCAAACGATTCCTATACCGTGAATCCCAATAATATAAGCGGCTAATTGTCGAATTATCGAAGTTTTTGAGGAATATTTTGTCCACGTTCATCCACTTTTTGTACACCTATCGGGAAAATTCGCCTTGTCAATCCGTCCCCCATAGGCTGTAAATTAACAGCATTCGCGCGGAATAAATAACGAATTATCGTAAATCTATTGTCTGCGATTGGTCGGCTTGTCAATCTGTCCCCCATAGCACCGACTTAAAAGTTTTTCATCCACTTTTTGTACACGTTAGGTAAACCTAACCGTTAAGCGTTTCAACCTTTCGGATGTTAAACATCTGTTTATTTGGCGATATTTGCTTTGTGTTTTCCACTTTTTAAGAGAGAAAGAAAAGATTTTGTGGAAAATTTTCTTCTTCTGCTATTAGTAGAAGTTATTTTATAATCTTGTTAATAGTCTTGTTTTATATAATGTAAAGAGGTGTACAAAAAATGGATATAGGTGTACAGATTGTGGAAATAGGTGTACGAAATGTGGATAGTTAGGTGTACAAGAAGTGGAAATAGGTGTACACTTGCTATTGATTTGTACACCTATCTGTGATATACTCTTATACGAGAGGAGGCGTGATAAGATTGTCTGATATTAAAGGCGGGAACTTGGTTGAAAAAAGCAGACAGCTTGTTTGGGCAAAGTTCACTGATTATACAGCAGGAGAACTACGGTTACTTGAAGTGTATCTTAGCCGCATCAATCCGAGAGACCCTGAAACTTCAACGGTTCAGTTTACGTTACAAGAGTATTGCGAGTTTTTGGGGTTGAAAATCAACTCTAGGAATTTGAAAGCACAGGTCAAGCATTTCATCGACAACTCTGTTGAAGTTCCTAGAGGTGACGGTTCAGGCTCGTTTGACCTGTATCCCCTGTTCAGTAGAGCAACTGTAAACTTTGAACCTAGTTTAATGAATATTACTGTGTCATTGTGTTGCAATCCGCTTCTGCAACCTGTTTTCTTCGACATTGCGGAGCGTGGATATGTCAAGTATCGCTTGCGCTACACAGCGAATATGAAATCGCAGTATAGCATTTTGCTGTATTCAATTCTCCGAGAGTTCATCGGACGTGGCGTGAGCCAGCCCGAAATTACGTTGGATAGATTAAGGGAACAGCTTGGTGCAAGAGAACCTAGCTATCAAGAGTTCAAGCATCTTAGGCGGCGTGTCATTGATATTGCGGTAGCTGAAATAAACGAAGTATCAGACCTGTGCGTTGAATATGACAAGGTCATGAGAGGCCGCAATGCGGTTGCTGTGAAGTTCAATGTAGCTTTCAAGTCTAATGAGCCAGTCATAGACGTTGAAGCCAACGAGGTTGAGAGCGTAGAGCTAAAAGATGTTCCAAAGAGCCAACGACCTGCCAGAAAGCCCCGTAGCGGTGCATACGAGGATGTGGATTGGGAATCTATTGCGCCGGAAATGTCTAAAAGCCAGTGTATCTTGACCGCAAAGCTGGTGGCAAAGAGATTACCGGAGAAGTATCCGAACATCAAGCCTAACAAGAAAAAAGAAGCCGTTGTGAACATCATTGAGAACGCATACAGGATTCTTGTCAGTGAACGGCTTGATAGGATTGAAAAAGACCCCGGTGCTTATATGTACTCAATTTTGAAAGAAGCAGACCTTGACGATTATGCTACGTTTGATGATAGCTTCTTGAAGTAGTCATACATAGCAAATAAAAGAAAGAGTGATAAAATGACAAAAATTATAGCTGTCGCCAACCAGAAGGGCGGCACAGGAAAGACAACAACAAGCACCTGTCTGGCTGGTGCATTGCAGTTGCTTGGAAAGAAAGTCTTGCTGGTGGACTGCGATGCCCAGTGCAACGCAACGGACACCTACGGAGCACAGACAGAGGACGTATGCACCCTGTTCGATGTAATGACCCGGCAAGGCACGGCCGAAGAAGGAATCCAGCACTGTGAAGCTGGTGACATTCTGCCGTCCGACAGCGCATTGAAGGACATCGATGAACAGATGGTTCGGGACATTGGCAAGAACTTCCGACTGCGAGAAGCCCTTGAAAGCGTGTCTGAGCGGTACGATTACATTGTGCTGGACACTCCCCCGCAGCTTGGCCTTGCGCTTGTAAATGCGCTGATCGCCGCCAACAGCATCATCGTGCCCATCACAGCAGACCGATATGCGCTGGCTGGTTTGAGCCAGCTTTCGCAGACCATCGGCGATGTTCGCAGATACTTCAATCCGACTTTGAAGATTGAAGGTCTGCTTCTGAACCAGTACAAAAGCCGTGAGAACTTGTCCAAAGAGGTTGTAGAGCAGCTCCCTGTGATTGCACAGAGTATGGGGACAAAGCTGCTTGACGTGAAGATTAGACCGTCTATGGGCGTTCGCAAGGCACAGGCAGAGCGACACAGCTTGTTTAACGGTGACACGGCAAAGAGTACAAGCGCAGAGGATTTCAAAGAGCTGGCAAAGAAGATTGTAGAGGGGGATGTGTAGTGAATGTAGTTAGATATAAAGAGCTGGAAAAAGCTGAGTTTGAATTGCAAAGCAAATTCAGCTCGAAAGATGTTATGTTTTTCCGCCGAGGGGATGGAATAGACAATCCGATTTATTATGTTGTTTCGCAAAGACATTGTGGGGCGTTAAGTCCCGAAGAAGCCATAAAAGCCGGAAAAGTTTTGATTGAAGCTGGAAATGCGGCGAAATCTTTTCGGTACAACGGGTATTTTATTGATTGGAGTGACACACAGTGAAAAAGTCCAGCAAAAAAACATCCGGCTTGTTGGGCGGGTTTGATTTTCAGCCTATTTTTTCAGAGCAGACATTAAGCCGAAGTGAGCCAAAGGAAGAAGAAGTAAGCCAAGCAAAGCCGAACGAAGCCGAACAAGCACAGATTAAGCCCAGTGAAGCTACAGACAGCCGTACACAGCCTAATGAAGCACAATTAAGCAATATTAAGCCGAAGCAAGCCAAAGACAGCGAAACGCAGCCGAGCAATGCCGTAGTAAGCGAAAGTAAGCCAAAGAAACTGAAACAAGCGAAGGAAGTCCAACGTCTTATCGAACAAGGCAATGTGCCCGGCGCACTAGCAGAAGCTGGCTTGACAAAGAAAAAAATCCCGATGCCGGAATCACATCAGGGCGTTGCAAGTGGCGATGGCAAGCGTTCCAAGCGCATTACCATCCTTATGAGCGAGGAAGAGCGCAAGTACATCAACCGTGAAGCAAGACGGCACGGAATGACGATTGGGCAGTTCGTGTACGCTCTGGCAGTTGCAGCGGCAGAGGGGAAGATTGAGTTGGAGGATTTCTTGGAGGATTAACGAATGGGCGTAACAATCAAATGCAAAAAGACTGGGCGTGAAATAGATGTGGGCTATTTCGGTTTTTTCAAGTTGAGAACGAAAGTTGCAGAACTTGTTAGTTCGGAAGTCGGAGAACACTATAAAAAGCTTGATGACATTTTCGACATACCATCTCCCGAAAAAGAACACGCTCTTGAATCGTACAATGACGAAACAGAGCGATTGGTTGAAAGCAAGGAACTTCCAATCAAAATTGCAGATTTCCTTTATCAATCGGACTGTGACGGAAAAATCAGATACGGTGCCTGCAAGCAAATCTTGAAAGTTATAGGTGATTATGACGATAGCATTATTTACGGATATGCGGGCAGAGAAAATCCTGCAAAGTTCAAGGACTTCAAAGAAATTCTTCAAGATTGCGTAGACAATAAGTGCTTTATGATTTGGAGATAACAATAAACCCCTGTGTAGTCGTAATGACCGCACAGGGGTTTCGTTTTACTTATCAGCAATGCAATCCCAGTAGAGATATGCCTTGCCGTCTGCGGCATCTGCGTCCTCAAGGAACGCCTTTGCCATGTCAGCGTAGAAGCCCGGAGTGTCAACGGACTGACGCTTTGCGACCTGACAATAATCCGAGTACATCATGTTCATGACCGCCCAGAAATCGTTCGGGTCACAAGTGATGTTGCGCTGTTTGGCAACGTCCTGCGTCTGCTCCAACGTCCAGTGGCAACCCTTTGTGCCGTCAGCGTTCACCATGCTGTCGCACCATTCCTCTGCTTCATCGTGGGTGAGGTGCTGGCGTGGCATCTTGATGGAGCGGCTGTCAGCACCGCCACGTTCGTACTGCCCAGACTGCTTGTCCCAGTCGCCGTTCTGCGAGAAGCCGATTTGCGGCATCTTGCGCCCATACTCTACGTCAGGGTAGCGGGGGATAGGGTAGGGGGCGATGTAGCGGTTCTCTTCCTGCGGATAATAGGGATAGCGGTCGTTGCCGCCTTCCAGCTTACGCAGACGCCGTTCCATCTCGCGCTCCCTGCGGTCACGCTCTTCCTCAAGGCGGTCGCGCTCCGGCTCACGGTCTTTGTCGTGGTCACGGAGCATCATCATGCGGCGGAAATTGTTTTTGCCCATAATCTACACCTCCTCAAGAAATGGACGCGGGCGCACCGGCGTGGGAACGGCAGAAGCAGCCAAGATACTTGAACGTACCGGTGCCGGTCGCAGACGTTGCCACACGGGTAGCATAGCGGGTGCGAGTGTGAATACTCTCAGCGGTTGCCTGAGCGCAGTTGCAATCGGTCAGAGGGTATGCGGTAGTGCCTGCGCCAATGGTAATGACCACAGGGGCGTTGATGGTGGTCGTGTCCGGCAAAGCCTGAGCAATGACCAGACAATATTTTTCTCCCGCTGCGTAAGAGCCAGCAGGGATGTTGATGGTCAGCGTGTCGTTGGCGAACGTGACCGCCTGACTGATGACCAAGTGCGGGCAGAGTTTGCAGCTTGTTTTGCAAGCCATATTGTTTTCCTCCTAAAAAATCAGGGGCAGAGGTGTCTTACCCCTGCCCCGATGGTTCACCCGGTGTTATCGGGGAGTGTGTTGGTTAGCAGCAGCCGCAGCAGTTTACGCCCACGTTAGGGTTTGCTACCTGATAAGCGGGAATCGGACGAGGGTTGACCCGGTTCAGGATGGTGTCAGTCTGCTGAGACATCACGGTGGTCAGAAGCGCATTCTGCCGATCCTGAGAAGCCGCGAACTTCAAGCTCTGGTTCTCAGCGGTCAGAGTGGCGATCTTGTCCTGCGTGAAGTAGTCCATCATGCTGCGGAAGTTGGCGTTGCAGTTGTCCACGATGGCGCGGGCGTTGTCTGCGATAGCCTGACGGGTAGCGCAGTCCTCCGTTGCGATGGTGTACTTCAGGTCGCCGATCAGCTGCTTGTTCTCGCAGCAGCAAGATGCCAGCTGCGTGGCAAGTGCGGTCTGACCGGCCTGCCGGGCGTTGCCCTCCTGCATGATGGCAAGGTTGATGGCGTTGTCGCCGTTAGACACGCTGCGCTCCAAACCGTTCACAAGCTGTGCGTTCTGGTAGCCAAGCTGACAGATGGCGCTGTTCACGCCTGCAAAGCCGTTTGCAATGTTGGTGTTGACGCCGTTCATCTGTGCCAGCTGGTCATAGCCCAGAGAGCAGATACCGCTTTGGATGCCCGCCAGAGAACGGGAGGTATCCTGCTGGTAGAAGCCCTCAGACAGAGCCGCGCGGGTGTCGTTACCGCCCTGACCAGTTGCGCCGGTGCCGACCAGATAGGGAATGTAGGCGTTCATGCCGTTGTCGCCGCCGTTCCGGCCATAGCCGTTTGTGCCCCAGCCGAAAATGATGGCGAGGATGATGACAGCCCACAGACCTTCGTTGCCGAAGAATCCGCCGTTGTTATTGCCGCCGTCCTGCCCAGCCAGATAGCCAGTTGCAAAATCGTCCATAACAAAACTCCTTTCAGTTTTGCGTTATGCTATCCCACCGCCGTATGCGATGGGCGAAGCCAAACAAAAGCGGTTTTTGTCAAGTCCGCAAAACTGAGAAGCGTTTCGCTTAGAGGGATGCTTATTTTGGGATTATCAAATCAGCTTGGAGGATTGCTTTTTTCGTCTTCCGGGTCATTCCACTTTTTGCTTGCAGCGCCGAAAATGAAGCCAAGCATTAAAGGAACCCATATTTTGTCATTGCCACACAGATTGTTGATGTCAAAATCTTTTTCGGAATGGCTGTTTTCAAAATCATCCATTGTAAAGCCTCCTCACTTCGGAAGCGTCAAATTCAGGACGCTTGCCAGCTGGTTCAGGTCGATGCCGCGCTCTTTGGCGAGGTTCTGCGCCATCGTTCGGAGCTGTGCTTCGTTTTTGCCCTGAATCAGGTTCAAGCCCTGCATGATAGGAGCATTCTGCCCGCTTAACTGCTGGATAAGCCCCATCGGGTTTTGTCCGGCGCGAGCCAGATTTGCAAGCTGCATAATGGGGCTGTGAGTAATCATGTCAAACGGAGAAGGCATTATTTATTCCCCTTTCTTTGCTGTGGCAGTGGGCTTAGAAAAGCTCTTCTGCCACTTTTCCAATTCATCCAGCCGATGCACAAGGGCGTTGTACTGCTCAACAGGCACATACTGCTGTGTCGGTGCAGCGGTCTGCTGTGCCTGTTGTGCTTGCATCTGCCGCCATGCTTCCGGGCTGTAGAACTCCTGCACATAGGATTCGCAGGTGTCCGGGTTGAGCCGCTTGCAGTAGATCACGCCACTGCGCAAGTCTGGGCAGTAGGTCGGTCTGCCGTACAGGTCTGACGGTATCGCCAAAAATTCTTCCCTGCTGGACACAGGTCTGCCAAGCAACCAGCCGCCATCTTGTGCCGACTGCTGAACAGGCTGCTGCCCATTCATCGGCTGCGGACGCTGCGGTTGTGCCTGTTGCATCTGTGTGTTTGGCAGAGGAGTGGTAAGGCCTACTGTTCCCATGCCGCCGTAAGGATTGACAGGCTGCTGCGGAACGTAGGGCGTTCCGGGTGTCGGATAATAGCTCATAATACATCCCTCCTGATGTGACCAGTGTACCGCATCAGCAAAAAGCGAAGGACAACGAACGCACAACGAAGGACAAAAAAGAAAAGCGCCCACACGGAAAAATCCGCATGAGCGCTTAACTGTTAAGGGCTTCACATTGGAAGCAAAAATAAAATATCACGTTTTGACTTGCAAGACAAGCGTTTCGACAAAACTAGTGCGAATAAGACAAAAAAATCAAGAGCGGAACCGCCCACAGGCGATACCGCTCTCTACAAAGGCCGTAGCCTTTCAAGTCTAAAGGCGTCTCCCGCATAGTACGCGCTGTGAGTAGGCGTGCAGGAGACTAAATTTCGTAAGCTGTGCGCTTGTGCTGACAGAAATCTTTAGGCCAGACCACACCAGCAATTCATTAGGCGAATTGTCTGTAAATATTATACCACAATTTGTGCAAAAAGAAAAGCCAGCGGGTAAACGTTCTTCCGCTGGCTCTCTGTACACGTTTCTCCGAAGTGCGTGTACTCTACTTCGGACGGTACAAATAGTATATCACACATCCAGCATTTTTTCAATGCCTTTCAGCCGGTAGCCTATCGCTGTCCGGCTGTAATGTGTCTGTGCTGCAATGTCCGGCAGCGGAAGCCGCTCAACGTACCGCAGTAAGGCTATCTTACGGTCTACCCTCCCAAGCGGTGCGCTTTTGATGGCGGCGATCATCCTCTGTCGGTCAAGTCCTTGCAGCGCAGCGGGCAGCACCACACGAGCCGCCGCCACGGGCAGCACCGAGCCAAAAAGGCTGCGGAAGCTGTCCGGCGTTACGCACCATTACAGGGACGTTACCGAGATGGTCGATTTTGCCGCATCTCTTGATTTCACAAAATCGTTTCTGCTCGTATGTAGTGCTTGCCATGATATCCTCCTTACTGCTTTTGCAGTGCCGCTTTCATGCGGTCAAAGAAAAACTGAATTACCTTGCTCATGGTCTCTTCAGTGATTGCCCAGCTGACCAGCTTGCCCCACCGGCTGTTGTCCAGATAGTGGCGCAGCATCTTGACACACCACGCCTTGCGCTCTGCGCCGCGCTTGGTGCCCTGAATCTCACGCTCTGCTTGGTCGATGAGGTCAAGCACAAGCGTCCTGACCGCTGCGCCGTAGCCCAGACGGATAAGCCCCAGTGCAAGCGACACAGCGCCCACAACGATGAGCACTAGCGCCAGCCACGCGGGCAGCGGGGCGAGAATGGTATTAAGGATTGCTTCCATGATTGGTTACTCCTTTCAACAGGTAATTGTTAATGTCGGTCTTGCTTTTTTGCATACCTTCGCGGTTATTGCCGGACAGTTGCGAATCCAAAAGGTTCTGCACGCCAACGAGAACAAGGCGCATTTCTTCATCGAGGCCGTCAAATCGGCGGAGGTCTCTTGCAAGGGCTTGTGTATGCTGGAGCTGCCCCTGTTCCAAGGTGCCGACGCGCTTGTCCAGCTCATCCAGCCGCTTGTTCTGCGCGTTGTCCGGCTCCTGTGCCTTTTTGATGTACTTATGGATGATTTCCAGCACCTTGTCGATCGTGATGGCAGCAGCGCACAGGCTGCCCAAGATGCCCAGCACCCACAGCAAAGCTTCTTTTTCGGTCATTTGCCCTCCCGAAGACGGGTCAGGCCCTTCTTCGCAATGATTTTCGGGTAGTTGCGGGTGGTGACGTTCAAGTCTACGTTGCCAGAGATGCCCGGCACGCTGCCTTTGCTGGTGTGCTGGTGGGCATTGTACTTGAAATCCACCTTCGGGGTCTTGCCAGTGTAGTCGGCAAGCCACACGTCCCACCGAGAGGACAGCCGAGCCATGTCCAGCTCGTACTTGTAACCGGTGTAGGTGTACAGTTGGGCATAAAAGCCCATCTTTTCCACCTGTTCCAACGCGTAGGCGGCGAGGTTGGTGAGGTCGAGGGTGGAGAGCTTTTTGAGCTTATTTTCTTCCACGTCCACGCACACGGGCATAGTCAGCTCCTTGCCGTAGACCGCCTGCCGCACAAGGGAAAGCTCTGCATCGGCCATAGCCTCGCTAGTGGCGTAGGTGTAGTAGTAGACGCCCACGTCCAGCCCTGCCGCTTTGGCGTTTTTGTAGTTGGTTTCAAAGTTCGGGTCGATGTACAGCCCGTCCTTGCGTTTGCTCAGCTTGCTGTTGGTGGATACCGTCTTGAGCATGACGCCCTTGTAACCAGCCGCTTTGACCTTGCGCCAGCCGTCGAGGGTGATTTTGCCCTGATACCGGCTCACGTCAATGTATCGGTAGGGTGGTGCGCCCTCCCAGCCGGGGGGAGCGGCGCTCTGGGTGTCCACCATGGACACGGGGCCAGGCTCTGCAGTGGAGTTGTCTGCCGCTTCCTTTGCGTGGGCAAGGGCGGCGAAGAGACGGGAGAGGAAAGTCAGGAGGTTCATGTGGTCACGTCCTTTCGGTTTTTGGTAAGATAAAGCCCTCTTGCCTTGACCTTGTCCCAGTCAATGTTACCCTGCCAGCGGGAAACGTCCATGATAGGTCTCATACTCTGCTCCTTAATACTTTTCGCCGGTAATCTCTTCATACTCTTCTGCGGTCAGGCGCTGGGGCTTGCGCTGCACAAGGATGCGCAGCATGGCCTTAGACCAGCGGCCCGCCTCGTACTCGTCTTTCGCTTTGCCGAAGATCGCGCTGTGCTTATCACTCATGGCTCATGCCCTCCTTGTCTGCGGCCTCGTCCTCAATGGGCACATCGGCCAGAATGCACAGGAAATCCACCATAGACGAGATCTGTGCCAAATCCGCGTCCCGGTTCTCGTTTTCGGCGGCGGTCTTGATGCCGCCAGTGTTGCGAACAATTTTCATGTCGTTATCCCCTCCAGCAGAGTTTTAACGTATTGATCCATGCGCTGCAGCAGCTTTTTGGAGTTGCCTTTAGCGGCATGGGCTTTCCATGATCCATACTGCTCATACAGGGCAGATGCCAGTTTCTCTCCTGCCTTGATGAGCTGGGCAAGCCGAAACAGGCGCTTGCGCTCGGCCTTGACGTTCTGCGGGTCAACGGTCATAACGACCTTGCCCGCCGGGTTCAAGCGGTAGATGAAACCTAGAAAACGGAATCCATCCTTTAGCCTGACGATCTTGGTCTTGGTCGGGTGCAGCTCCATGCCATCGGCAGCGTACCGGGCGCGGATCGCCTCCCGCCACTCCTCAAGCTGCGCCTTGTCGTGGTGGATGATGAGGCTATCATCCATAAAACGGACGTACTTTTTCGCCCGCAGGCGCTCCTTGATGTAGTGATCTATGGGGTCGGGCACCGAGATCCCGGCAAGCTGCACCATCTGGCTGCCCGGATTATAACCGGCCTCGCCGGTATATTGACGATCCAGCACCTCACGCACGCGGTTATGCACACTTGGCGGCAGATGCCGCTCAAAGCAGCGGTTTGCTACGTCATGGGGCATCGTGTCGTAATAGTGCCGGATATCTACCAACAGCACATAGCCATCAGCGCCGTGTTGCCGGTATTCGCGCTCCATCATGAGCTTGACCTGCTTGCGCGCCCAGTCGGTACCTTTGCCGGTCTGACAGGCCGCGTTTTGCCGGATGAAACTCCGTGTCATTGCTGGATAAACAGCATTGTCGTTGAGAGAGCGCTGGTATACCCTATCCCGAAAGCCATTCGCAACCGCTGTGCGGGGCTTGGGATAGGTGATTCTAACTTTGATTGTTGGCCGTGCCTTGTATGTACCTGTCGCGAGCTCCTTTTGGAGTTTCAGGATCTCGTCCATCCGAAACAGGTGAAACCGTCCAACGCTTGCCTTGCGGCACACGCCTTTGGCGCACTTGCCCTCGGAATTATACAGGGCATCGAACCCGATTATTATTTCTTCTTCTTGCACTGATTTTTTCAGCTCTCCTCGCAAGGATCTGCCGGGTGATAGCGGTCAACACCCCGCAGGGTGGCCACGTCCGGCTGATATTGTTCGTCTGCCAGAGGACAGACATGGCACTCGGCTCCTTGCACGGCAGTTTTTGCCCGGCCTCTGCTATGCAGGGGCTTTTGTGGGCGTGCTGCCGTCCAATCCGGGGCGCAGCGATAAGCGGAGAACGCGCACCAGCTGCTGACGGAGCCACTGGAGGACCCGTTGAAGGCATTGTAACCGTTGCCACGATTCGCAGAGCGCAGCCGCACATAGCGGCCCATTAGCCTACAGCCATTTTTATGTCAAAGCGCTTTTGCACGCTTTGCATCACTCTCGTGCCAGTCCCGGCAGCGCTGCCGAATATCGCGCACAGTGTTGCCCCAGAAAGAGCACCGTTTGCCAGAAAGGTGGTAGCTTGCTTTAGCCATGTCTATCTCCGCCAAAAGGACGGTGCACAGCCGGACGGCGTGCCTTTGAAGCTTAAAGCGCTCCTCTCTTTCGTTCGGTTTGTCTAGCCGGAGGTCATTTGCTCCGAAGATATCAAAAAATATCCGGTCTGCCGTAGCGCGTAGCTGGCCGGGAAGACTTGCGTCAATTTCGAGGTCAAACACTTTCGCGTTTTTGGTGATCTGTCTGGTATACAGTGCCAGCTCACGCGCGTCAAGCGGCAGCGTGAATTTATTGTCCGGTATCTGGTCTTTGCGCATTGCAATGGGATAGCACTCACTTTCTCACCGGGCAAGGGATTGCCCGGTGATTATTTAACAAGATTGGTCATTTCGCAAGCCGGGGCGCAGCGAAAAGCGTAGATCGCGGTCCAGGAGTCGACGTAGCCACTGGGGATCACGCCGAAGGCAATGCAACCGCTGCCACGAGTCGCAGAGCGCAGCCGCACAAAGCGGCCCACAGTACGCTGTGCCAGATCGCGGGTGATACGCAGCGGGTATGTCTGCCACAGAGCCTGCGGGGTCTTTGCGCCGGTGCGCTCTTTCCAGTAAGGCCAGTAGCCGGTGCCCTCGCCAGACACCTGCGGCGAGCAGTAGATCTCCTGCAGCGAGGGCAGGAAAATCTTGTCATAGGTCACCACAGCGCTGCCGTCATCGGTGACGGTGTTGCCGTAGGTCACGACCTTCACGCGGGTCAGGGCAGCCTTGAAGTCATCGGAGAAGCCAGCGAGGAAGCCGGGCACGGTGTCTGCCTGATCGGGCTTCATATCCCATTCATCCTGCGGAGTCCACCACTCTTTTGCGGGCTTGTCGCTGTTGAGGTACTGGCGGTATGCGGACTTCCACCACCGGTTGTCGCCGTAGCAAACGGGGTGCAAGCCGTTCAGGCTGCCGTTGGGCTTAGCAAGGAAGGTGCCCAGATTGATGCCCGCGCTGCCAGCAGAGACATTGCAGGTTTCCAGCAGCTCGCTCTTGTTCTGGTCTTTGTAGACGTAGACCTTCCAGCTGGTAGGTGCGGTATCCGGTGCATTGTAGAAGCCGGTCAAACGTGCGCCTGCAGGGGCGTTCTTGGTCAGGGTAAACTGGTAGACGGTGCCGTTTTTGACATTCGTGCCCCAGTCAAGACCCATCTTGACGTTGTAAGTACCAGCCACCAGACCGGCCTCGGGCACAACGAAAAACGCCTGATACGCGGAAAACTGGATATTTTCCAGAGATGCGTAGTGCATCTGCAGCACCATTGCGGGTGCGGTGGTGCCGGTCTCGCCCTCGGCGATATCGTCCGTCTTTACCACGTCCCACGGGCAGTCGTAGACTTTGCCGTCCTTGCCGGTGTAGGTGTTGACAAGCTGGGTGCCCACCGGGAAAACCGCCGGTGCGTTGCCGGCAGCCACCACGGCCTTGATGCCGTTATAGTCCATCTCCTCCACAACGCCGGTCTGTGCCCGTGCCAACACGCCCAGCGAACTAGACATGCCCAGCAGGGCAGCGGTCATCTGGTCAAGCTTTTTGCCGTTGTCTTTTGCGGTCTTGTCCAGATAGATAGGCTCCACCACCTCAGTGGCAGGTGCCTGCGTGCTAATTTCGTTTTCAGCCATGTGTTACTCCTTTCAGGATTTGCGGTATTTCATGCAGACTTTGCCGTCAACCACGACAAAGCCGCAGGATTCGAGGGCTTCGGTGCGCGTATCCAGCGCTTGCTCTGCCTGTTCCGCGCGGGTGGTTTCGGCGGTGATGGCGGTGTCCAAGCGCTGTTCCTCGCCCTTGGCGCGGGTAATTTCATCAGAAACGCTTTTTGCAATAGCTTGTATTTCTGATTTATCTGCTTTTCCAGCAAGCGCCGTGCTTGAATTGCTTTCCAAATCAGAAATGCCGTCCTCGATGTGGTTCAGCTGCGGAGCAGTAAGCACTTCACCGTTTGCAAAGTTCTGCTTTTGATAGCTCATTGATAAGTTACCTCCTCTTCTTGCTTTTCAATCGGGGAGTAGACAAACTCTCCGTTGACATACAGATAATCGTAAAGATTGCCGTCCGGTAGTGCTTCAACCTTCACACTTCCCGGCATGGATGCGCCGTTAAAGAGAAGCGAAGCGCTAAGAACACGGCTTGTTTTCTTGTCTAAGTTTAAGTAGTACATATAAAAGACCTTACTTCATGCCGAATATTCTATATGGTATGCACCAATCGTTATAATTTGCTCCAAAAGATATTGACCCGTCTTGGTTTTGAATAGCTGCATCCCAAAAATATATTCCGAGATAACCGCCGATGCCAGAAGTATTCTTTGCATACTGAACTTCAAATGACCTAAAAGAAAACGCTGGTGTACCAGATGGAACAAAAAACTCTTCACTTTCCGCTCGATCTCTAGCGGACGGCAAAGGAACCGAAGCGGTATAAAAAATGGCACTATCGCTTCCCGCGTTATCATCACCGAAGTTAAATAGCGGAACTAGTATTGACGAAAAAGAAAAGCAGTTTTTATCGTCATCACCTCCACTTTGGAATCTGTTTCCTTTGAAGATAATTTGAATCTGGGATAGGTCTGAAAATTCCAACTCGATATATTGTGCGGGGAATGTGCTCATTTGAAATGGTAGTATCTTTCCGTTACTACCTTTATAAGTGCCTGCCGTAGCGTTCTGCCAAAGTTTTCGAATAATCTGCCCAGAAGCAATGTTTCCCGCTGTGATTGTATCTGCTTTAATTTCCTTTGCGGTAATCGTTCCGGCTTGAATCACCTTTGCGTTCAGACCATCAGTGGAAATGTCCTCAGTCGTAACAGCGCCCTTCAGGTTGATTTTGGACGCTTCGATTTGCACCGACTGTGCAGTCTGATTTATCGTGGAAGCGATATCGCCCTTGGAAACCTTTGTTTCAATCTTTTCGTTGGTAACTTTCAGTTGCGCATCCGCGTAAGACTTTGCATTGCTTTCGGCTGCGGTTGCTTTGCTCGTAGCATCCGCAGCAGCACTGTCAATTGCGTCAGACTTCGCGGCCGCAAGTTCTTCTTTTGTTGCACGCAGAGTAATAGCATCAGCATTTTGAGAAATCTTTGTTTCCGCTGCACCGATTCGCGTAGAAACGCCAGCCATGTCAGTCTGATACGTTTCCTTCGTGACGCGGGCTTCAATTGCAGCTTGCGTCTTTTCAAAATCAGAAGAATATTGCGTCTTGAACTGCGTCAAGTCGTTCTTGGTCTGGTTCGTCTGCGTGGCGGTCTGGTTTATCTTTTCGAGGTTTGCCCTGTCCGTTGCCGCCTGTTGGCTTGTAACGCCGCTTGTAGACTGCGCATAAGAAGAACTTGTGACCGTTTCGCCAACGCCGGAAATCGCTGTGTTGCAGTTCAAAGCAAGCGTAACGTTGGTGACAATGGTATCATGTACAACGCCGTCTTTGTCCTTGTAACGTATCATGTCAAGCGGGAACAAATACGGTGCAGACTTAATAGTGGCGCTGTATGGACGGTAGGCAAACCCGCCGCGTGCAGCTTGCAGTTCCTTCAAAACGCCCTCGTAGGCGTTGGTCAGGAAACCGCAGTCACTTAGGTCAAGTGTGTAATCTGCCGTGCCAGACAGGTATGTGTTGCCCTTGTCATCGTCACAGGTGAAGCCGGTAATGGTGATGTCGTTCTCCAACATATCACTGGAATAGCGCTCACTTGCGGTAATGGTCACGCCGGTCTGCTCATACCATTTCAGCACAAGCCTCCCGCTGCCATCCATAAACGCGCAAGTTCCGGTAAGCTGCGCACACCATTGCAAAAGCTGTCGGTAGGTCAGCTTCTGGTTTGTGTCCGGCAGACCGCCGATGCTGAAATAGTGGTTTGGCAGCACCGAAACGTCCGTTGCAAGCGTGACATTGCAGATGGAGCAGATTTTTTGAATAAGCGCATCAACATGGATAGGGAAGGTGAGGACAGAAGCGTTCACCTCACGGTCAAACAAGACCATGTAGTCCAACGCAGAGATGCTTATAGTGCTTAGCTTGCGGGGCGGTGTGTCTACAATGAACAAACCGCAGGGAACATACGCAACGTCTTGATCGGAAGATGCGGAGCCAAGAATCATACGCCCAAGAATGCCCTTGCCAAGCGTTGCGCCCTCAAGAACGCTAGACAGTTTGATGCCTATTTTGACGTTCAGTACAGCGCCCTCGAAGGAAACATCGTTGAACTTGCCATCGTAGTTTCGCAGCTTCAAGGACAGTTCAGAAGCAACCGCAGAGCCAACCTCGATTTTGCTGTTGGTCACGCAGTACCGGTCAATCTTCAACCCGCCCTGAATGATATCTGCATCGGTGATGGTGAACGTTTTGCTGCCAGCGGTAACTTCAATAAGGGCAGTCTGTTTGTTGCCCTCGTTAAAGGATTTTATGATATCTTGCGATACATTGACCATCAGTGTGCAGCCCTTTCGATGATGTTAAAAGATATCCCTTCCCAGCGCTTCATCCGCGAATTATACATCGGAACAGCACGGTCGCCAACGTAGAACTCGCTGGTTTTCCAATCGCCAGCCATTGCGTCAAGATAGGTAACGTTGATGTATTCCGGGTTGAACGCTTTCAGAATAGCAGCGGCTTCTTTTATCGTGGTGTACTTCCATTCCAGTTCCAGCTTGACGCACTGTCCAAGACGTTTCTTGTCCATCTTGTTATCCTCTGTGCGTCCGGCATCGGATGCTGAAATGTCCTGCAACCGCCACTGATAAGAAGAGGGGCATTTAAGATACTGCCCATCCACGCTCCGAATCGGATTGTACTGGTCAAGTTCCATAAATGCCCCTCCTTTAAGTACCTACCGGGATAATTGTTTTGCCGTTGCGCTGGTTCGTTCTGTTCACTGCCTGATAGAAGCTGGACACGTTGACCTCTGCGCTCCCTTCCTTCTCAAGCAGAGCCTGCAACAGCTCGTTCTGACGGCGCAGAAGCTGGTTCTGACGCTCCATTGCAGCTTCAACACCTTCGCGGATGCCCTCAACGATTTGGTCATTGTTGGCAACTGCTGTGTGACCACCCATAGAGCCGACCATCTCTGCACCGGCTTCTCGGGCAATGAACAGCTGACCGGCATCGGGGAAACCGCCGCTTGCAAAGCCGAAAATGCCACCAAAAAAATTGATTACGTCGTTTGCGACGCCTCCGAGCCAGTTAACGACATCGTTGGCAGCATTTCCGAGCCAGTCAACGGCACCTCCGAGCCATCCCAAAACATTACCGCCAACAACGTTGCCGGCGGCGCCAAGAGCGCTAAAAATTGCACCAACCCAATCTCCGCCAAGAGCTTTGGCAATGGCCATGCCACTATTGAGTAACGCACCCCCCCAATTTGGACCAGAGCTTCCGCCTGATGTGCTACCGGAAGAGCCACCGCCAGAGCCGATACCTAAGTTGGAACCAAGCTGTTTAAGAAAATTCAGACCAGATTTCAAGATATCTCCCCAGTTAGTGTCGAAAGCTTTAAAGATAAAGTCCGTAAGGGTCTTTACGCCTTTTTCGATTCCGAGAGATTTCCAAGCACTAGAAAAATCGATTCCAAGCTGATTCAAAAAGCCTTTTGTGCCTTTCAAGATGGAATCCCAACTGTCAGAGAAAAATTTCCCGATGCCACTGTCTTTGTCGAACAAATCACTGAAGAAGGATTTTAGCCCACCATACGCCTGTTTCAAAGCGGGAACTTGGTCGATGACCTCACCAACTTTGGTTTTCAGGTTATTAAAGGTGGTGATAACGTTCTTTACGCTATCAATGGTGTCAGACACGTTCTTGATGGCAGTGGAAACCTTGTCAAAAACAAGGTACACGCCCTCAAACGCCTTTTGGATGGCAAGACCAGCAGCGCCGAAGAAGCCGTTATACTGATACTCGTTCTCTATCTCCGCAACGCTCTTTTTCACAAAAGACCGGATATCAGAGACCGCACTCACAAAACCATCATGCGTGTTCAAGATAGACTTCGATGCAGCGGTAAGAGCATCAATAGAAGATTTGAAGCCGTTGGAGATGTCTTTGCCCGCCTTAGTAACAGCGTTGATGCCCTCTGTGAAGTCGCCCAAGTCGGTTTTCATCTTCTTGAACCACCCACCAAAGCTATCATTGGTGGTGCGCATCGTGCGTTTTAGCGCGTTTGCGGTTTCCATCATGGATTTACCGCTTGCGTCAACGGAAAGGCTGATAGAGCCATCGCGCAGACCGTAGTTTTCGTCTGCCAGCTGAGAGCCGATTGTCTTTACCGCGTCAGACACAGACTGGATAGCGTTCACCGCAAGGTCTTTGGCAGCGGAGATACCATTGGCGAGACCTTCTACGATGTAACCGCCGTAGCCCTTGAAAACTTTGGAAGGGGAATGAATGCCGGTGTCTGTCGTGAACTTATCCAGAATAGCCTTTGCAAGGCCACCGGCAGTCTTTTTAGCGATTTCAATGCCGTTATTGATGCCATCAATCAAGCCCTGAACGATGTTCTTGCCGTAGTTAAGAAACTTTTTCGGTAGTTCTTTCAGAGTGTCGACAAGACTGTTCCACGCTTTGTCCCAGTTTGTCTTGAATCCTTTCCATTTCTCGTCCCACCAAACGCCAACGCCGACAAACCACTGCTTTAAGCCTGCACTCGCTTGGTCAAGCGCCTGAATTGGATGCTGGACAAACCCGGGCAAGCTTTCCCATGCAGTCTGAAAATTAGTGCTGAACCCTTGCCACTTTTTGTTCCACCACTCGCCAACGCCGACAAACCACTGCTTTAAGCTCTCGCTTGCTTTGTCGAGAGATTCTGTGATTTTGTCCCAGTTTTGATAAATTGCAATTCCAACATCGGTCAGACCACCAACAATCAAACCAATCAGTGCACCGATGCCTGTGCCAATCGGGCCTCCAAGAGAGCCGATAATTGCACCAATGCCTGCACCAGTCATTGTCGAGCCAAGCGGAATCAAAATTCCGTTTAACTTGTTTAAGCCATTTTTGACAGCATCGTAAACGCCCGTTACAAACATAGGTATGCCGGTTACTACTCCGCCAACTGCTGCTCCAATAATCGCGCCAGCAGTAGCGCCGCCAGCCGCTTTAATGGCCGCTCCAACAGCAGTATTGCCAAAGCCGGTCACGATAAACTGAGCAATTCCTTTACCGAGAATGGCTGCGCCTGTAGTTCCAATCAAAGCGCCAAGAACAATTTCAGCGAAATTTTTTCCATTTACGCCGCTTTCAATTGCGTCTTTAATGCCTGTAATCTCAAGGACGACGCCCACTGTAAAAACGCCAAGACCCAAAACAATGGATTTCAGTGCGTTCATTTTGTGGATGGCGTCCACAATATCCGTAATAAGATTTGTAAGCTTCCAAGCGGCAAGAGCAGCTGCTACAGTCGCCATAAGAGGAAGCATAGCCTTGATTTTCTGCTTGATGCCATCAATCTGCTTTGCAAATTCTTCGTTGTACTGCTTGAACATATCGTAGCCGGACAGGTCTACATCGCCCAAGATGTTGCCAGCAGCGCCAGCACCGGAGCCGGAACCACCGGAAGAACCATTGTCCTTCTGAATGACGTTCAGTTCATCAAAGCCCATGATGTAGTTCTTGAACGCCTTTGCAGCCTTGCCGGTCGCTTTGGTGGTGTTATCCATTGCATCCGTGACGCCACCAACAGCATCACTTGCACTGCTGAAATCCGGGAACTCTACCTTGACGCCCATCAGGGATGCAATGCCAGTGATTAGTTCTTTGACCAGCTCAACAGCTGCGATCAGCGGAGGGAGGATGGATTTCAGGGCGGGGTAGAGCAAAGAACCAACAGCACGAGCCAGACTGTTCAGCTGTGCCTGCAAGATACGAATCATGTTCGCGGGGCTAGACAAAGTGCGGGCGAAGTCTCCCTGTGCATCAGTGGTCTGCTTCATAATGGCAATGTACCGCAGAACAGCCTTATCAGCCTGAGACAGGGTAGAAACGCTCTGCGAATAGCCAAGATTAAGCAGTTCCTGCTGCAACCGTGCCTGCGACAAGTCAACGCCCAGACGGCGAATGGGTTCCAGCTCGCCAGAGATAGCTGCCTGAATCTTCGTAAAGGATTCCGCAACAGGGATATTCTTCAAAGAAGCAAGGTCATAGCCAAGCTGCGTCAGGTTCTTGGACAGCACATACGCCTTGTCGCTTGCCATGCCAAACGAGGTAGTCAGACCCTGAATCGTTGCCATATTGTTCATGGCTTCGGTGGGGTCAATACCAAGCAGGGTCTCCATCTTGTTGATGAACGTGCTTGCTTCGCCGGTCAGTCCCTTCATGGACACACCGAACAGGTTTGCGGCTTCATAGTAGCTATTGAACTTCTCCGCTGCGTTGCCAAGATAGGTGGCAATGGCTTTCAGCGAGACCAGCTTTGCCATGTTCCGCATGAAGCTGTTCATCTGGCTGGAAAGGCTCATGTAACTTTTTTTCTGCCGTTCGTTGGCAGCGGTCACGCGGTTAGCCTGTGTAACCACTTTGCTCAACTGCGGAGGTAGCTTTGCAAAGGCGTTGCCTACTTTGTCAAGCTGAGATGCAAGGGGAGCAAGAGCAGCGGATATCTTATGGCAAGAATCCGCGAAAGAATCAAGGTCTGCCGCTTTTAGCTTGTCGGTCAGGTCTGGCACAGTGCCAATCGCCTTGAACGCGCTGCCAAGCGATTTCAAGCCGGAAATGTCCAAAATGGACAGGGGTGCAAGAGCATTCGTCAACTGCGTGATGCTACCGGACATGGAATAGAAGTCCACGCCGTTCAGAGCAGATACCGCGTTTGGAATCTTCTTGATGGCATTTACAACAGAGTTAACGCCCTTCACGCCAGCGGTCGTGTTGACAGAAGAGATGCCATTCAGGAAGTTTGTGACCTTATCCAGACCGGAAATACCGGCAGACGATTGCTTCAGCGCGGAAATGGAACTAGACAACTTATCAAGGCTTGTACAGACCTTGCCAACACTGCCCTTTGTCCGCAAATTAGAAATGGCGGTAGTAAGCTTGTCAATGTTAAGCTCTGCACCCTGCGATTCCGCAGAGATTTCTACGGATAAGCTTGTAATATCAACATCAGCCATTGCTACCACCGTCCTTCTGATTCATCATAGAGAACATTGCCCTCTTGATGCGTTCCTGCGCTTCCAGTGCGCGTTGGTATTCGTATTCGTCCTGCTCTTTCTGGGTGAGAGGAATCGGTCTATCCATGTACTTGATGGGGCTAGACCCTTTCTTGCGGAACATATTGCCAACCGTAGAGGAAAGCGCAGATTTCATGTAAAAGCCATTTCTCCACGCTTCAACATTGGCTCTGTGGGCGCGTAGTTCTTCCGCGTCACGGTAGACCTTTGCCAGCCAGACATCATCACGCCAGAACTGGTCATAGGTCATGCCAATGGAAATGTAATAGGCCTCTACATCGTGGAACAGCTTAGACACAGAGAATGGCTCTGTGTCGCTGTCCGATTCTTGAGACTGTGATGTTACACAATCTCCCATGTTGCGTTTTTTGCGGTCTTGTCCTCTTCATCGGTGGCAACCAGAGCCTTGATAGAATCTGCGTACATCTCCATCAAGGCAGCCATCAGGCCTTCCTTGTCCTCGATGTTTGCAAGCATATCATCGACCAGCTTTCGCTTGATGCTCTTGTTGCGGGCAATGAATGCACCGTAGAACAGAGCCTTAGTGTTTTTGACAGGGTTAATACCGTTGGAAAACTCGTAGATCTGGAAGCCGTTGCGTTCGGTGGCTTCGGCGCTCTCGCGGGTGAAAGTCAGTTCGTAAGTGTTCTTGCCATCGGGGGAATGAAAGTTGATAACCTTAGCAGCCATAATAAATGCTCTCCTTTATAAATAGGGGCAGAACCAAATCCGTTGTTCAGTTCTGCCCGGTTTGATTGATTCGATTTTTGCGGATTAGCCGCCATTAACGGTCAGGCTCTCGCTGAACTTCGGGGTAGAGTGGAAGATGCAATTGATGGTCATCTCCACAACCTCGTCTACGCCAAAGCCGGACAGACCAACTTGATGCATACCCTGCCAAGTGAAGCCGGAACCGTCCTGCATTTTCAGGGCGTAGTACTTGTCTACGTTGCTCTCAGAGGTATCGTCATAACCAGCAGCTTTGACGGCGGCGTAGTCGGTCTTGTTGTAGTTGGCGGTAAAGGCTTTGGTGTCAGCCTGAACGATGCCAAAAATCTGCTTCTGCATACCATCAGACAGGGTGGTTGCATCCAGAAGGTTCGGGTCGGAGATCAGGTCGGGCACATCCTTGATGTCGCACAGCTTCGTCAGAGCGGTTGCGCTGTCGCCACAATAAAGGGTGGTATTCAGACCGGAGATAGCAGTACTCATAGAATGTTTACCTCCTTAATTTCGGTAAATCATTCCGTCCTCTCCGATTGTTGCCCCATAGCTGCAATCAATCCGATAGACGGAATTGTTGTACAGCCCATTCAACGGGGCAAACGACTTGCGATAAAATTTAAGCGGTTCAAGAACAGAATCCACGATTCCAACAATGGAACGTGCTTCTGCAATACGCCCGGTGTTCTTGTTAGAGTAGACCCGCACACGCAGGGAAACGGCAGCGTACTTGCTGTGACCGGCAGAATCAATGTGCACAGGAAGATTGCTGTTTTCCTCTATCTGCACACACGGAAACTTCTTAACGTTGCTGTCATTGATTTCACCAGTAACGAAGACGCCTGGAACTTGTTTTCGCAATTCCTTAGCAACAGCCGTGAAGATAGAATTGAAATAATCAATCAACTATTCCAGACCTCCCTCCACGTTGCTTCGACCTGAGAAGCCATTTCCTCAACAGCTCCCCACATAGCCATAGCTGCATCGTTGCCGCTGGTGTAATTCAACTGACCCTTGCCGGGAACGGTATCCACATAGGTTCCAGCATTGCCGGGGTCACCGTAGTAGTACCAACGTCTGCCAGCACCCTTGCCTTGGCCGTAGGAGCCATGCGCACCAACGCCGGGCGGCAGTTCACCGCCATATCCGTTGTGATGTATGCCAGTGCCAAACTCGATAAAGGCAACCGATTTGCCCTCAGCAACGATGGTGCAAGTCTTGTCTTTCTGATTGATATGGCACTTCACATCGTTAGAGCCAGCGTATTCGGCGTTCTCGAAACGCACCTTTGCGACTTCAAGCCCCAACCAAGAAAGACGAAAAGCAAACGCTCTGGCCTTTTTGTTCAGGGTGGTCTTGTACTCCTGTATCTGACGTTCCGCTTCACGAAGTCCGGCATCGCTTAACCTCACTTTAATTTTCACTTGTAGCCACCTCTTTCAGCGCATACTTCGTGTCTGTAATATGCTCTGCGACCTTGACCACGATGTAGTTGTAAGGTGCATCCGGTTTTACGCCGAACCAGACATGGCTACCCTCGCAAAGTGAGTTGTTGTTAAGCTTGCTGGAAGAGCCCAAAATGTCCCTTGACGCCAGCTTTGAGTATCCATTAAGAAACCAATTTCTCCGCTTCTTTCTTGGCGTGCTGACAACGTAGCTGTAATCCGTGAATGCTCCAAAAGGGTTTGCTTCCGCAGAACCAGTAGGCGGGCTGACGTTCAGCATCAGCTTCGCGGGGTCACTCCACGTCTGCGATGTTTCGCCGGTTTCGTTTCCCCACTCGTCAACAACAGGCGTTTTTTCGCCAACCGGGTTTGAATACCACAGCGGGCGCTTATCCAGCGGGCTTCCATTGAACATCAGCCGATAACACCTACTCTCGGAACCACTTCATTCAACAGGGACTGCGCCACATCGGAACTTTCCCACACACGAGTGATGCCGTTGTTGGTATAGCTCGTCTGTCCGTTTGCGCCGATGTGGTTGTACAGTTCCGCTGCAATGCGTATCTGCAACGACTGATACTGCAAGGGCAACTCGTCCGGTCTGCTACCGAAGGGGTAGCCCTGTGCAAATATCTTGTCTTTGGCAAAATCAAGCAGCAGGTCGAAGAGTGGGTAGTCCTCGTCCGTGATTTCACGGTCAAGTGCAGGGGCGATGTATTGTCCCAGCTTGACTGCCGCTTCGGAATACTGGTCTCCCATGCTGCTTTCCTCCTTTCGCCTTAGTAAGCCTTGATGCAGTACACAGCGTCCATGCGCTCAAAGGACGGCAGGACGATTTCAGAAGCATAGACGTTGGCGTTGACCGGGTGAATGGTCAGCTCAGTGGTAATGGCAACGCCGGTGTTCACGATGGACACGGATGCACCGGACTGACCGGACAGCAGGTCGGCTTCCTCAGGAGTAGTGCCGTACCAAGTGCTGCCCAGAGCGCCAGAAGGAGCAACCACCACCATGCCGTCAGGCAGGTACTTTTCGCTTGCGCTGTACTGGTCTGCCTTGAACATCTTGTCGTACAGATGGATGGTCAGCCCAGTTGCAGATTCGATAATCTGCCGTGCTTCGGCATCCAGCAGAACGGCGTTTGCCTTTGCGGTGACGGTCATGAACCGATTCTTCACCTCATCCGCAGCAATCATGTTGCGGAAGGTAGCGGTGTTCATGTACACTTCAGTCACGACCTCGCCAACGCTTGCCAGAACAGCGTCCTTTGCAGCGTTCAGGTCAGCAATGGGGGTGGCGGTGGCTACATTCCACTTGGACTTTGCGACGGAGATATCCTTGTAGTTGGTGGACTTCCAAGTGCCGTCCGGGTCGTAGTTGTAGGTGTAGTTCACGCCGTTTGCCTTGATGGTAATGCCGGGAGCGCCATTGGTGGGAGCCAGCAGCTGCCAGATCATACGCTCAGGAACAATGCGTGCGCCAGTGATAAGCTGTGCGGTGTCATCGTACAGGCGGTTCATCACGTCACGAGCATAGGGGTCGTTGCTGTCCAGAACACGCAGGATTTCCTGACGGTCTTTCTCGCCCAGATGGTAGCCCTCACGGAAGAACGGCATCTCGGTCTCGTCGAACTTGAAGCCCTCACGGGTGCGGAACGTAGCCTTTGCGTCAAATGCGCTGGGCATCAGAGACACGCCAACGCCTTTGTGGCCACGCAGCCACTTCAGGTCGAGACCAGCCTTCTTCTTGGCGGGGAACAGTGCGTCAGATGCAAAGGGCATCGCGTTGGTGGGGTCGTTCGTCCAATAGGCGGCAATCGCAGCCGGGGCAAAGACTTCCTTAAGATTCAGTGCCATGTTGTTTTACCTCCTATCAAGCGTTCACGCTGATGTTGTCACGGCAGAAGATACCGGGAACGGCGGTCTTGAGCGCCTTGATTGCGTCAGCGTCATAGGTGAAGCCGGAACTTGCAGCTGCTTTCTTGGTGTCGATAACGCCACGAATCAGCAGAGAAGCATTTGGGTTCTCGTTCGGGTCAACGTCATACAGCAAAATGCCATCGGCGTTGATGGTCTTTGCACCAGTGTCACCGGACGCAGTAGCTTTCGCGCCAGCCAGCGTCATGGGATAACCGGCCTTTACCACGTCAGTACCAGCAACGGTAAAGGGGATGGCGGTGTAGTCATTGGAAGCAAGGATGGTATCGTTGATTCCGTTGACCGTGTTTCGGGTAAACTTCATGTTTTCCTCCTTGTTAATGGAAAGCACTCATTGCGTCACTCGATGCCTTAGAAGTATTTGCGTTCTGCTGTGCAAGGCTCTTAGCAAACGCCACACCCTCACTGTCAGAGCCGCCCTTTCCATCCGCACCCGGAGGTGTGGGCATATCCTTCAGCAGAGAAGCCTTGTATGCGGTGTCGTGGGCGGTCATAAACTCCGACTGGAACTTAAACACTTTGTCCATGTCACCGTCAGCCAGTGCAGATGCAGCCTTGTTGGCGAGTTCAGCGTCATAACCCTGTGCAACGAACTTCTCACGGTAAGATGCAAGGGTCTTTTCCTTGACGAGGTTTTCCTTGTCGGCAGTCAGGGCTTCAATCTGCTTCTGCATCTCTGCCAGCTTGTCAGCCTGTTCCTGTGCGGCGTTCTCGTCATCGGTACGCTTTGCCTTGAGCTGCTTCTTGTACTCAGCGGCTTCGCCATTGGCTTTCGTCACGGCGTTGCGCAGCTTCTCAACCTCTGCGTTAGGGTCTGCAACCTTTTCAAGCGCAGAAATGATTTCATCGGCTGTCATGCCCTCTTTGTAGGCATCACCAAGCAACACATTGAGTTTCATATTGTTAATTTCCTCCTGCGTTTTTTTACCGTTGCTTCCCTGCAACGCTGCGAAATTTGTATCCCGGCTTCCCTGCCGGAATATATCAGCCCGCTAATGCGGATTGATTCTGAATTATGCGCACAACAGATTGTGTGCGTTCGTCTTGGTAATGAAGTCTTTAACTGCGGTATATTCCCATCCGCAATCCACAAGGCCGCTTACCAAACATTCCATAGACTGAATCGCCCGAAGTTCCTCTTGCGTAAAGCAATCGCGTAAATTATCAGATGCTTTGATTTGATATTTTTCACGAAGCTGTGCGGCGTTCATTCCAAACAAAACTTTATAAATGACATTGGTATATGTGGAATATGCGTGACCGTGCATCCGTTCATTTTCGGTGGACTGTTGCAAAGCCTTTGTAAGAGCTTGCCGAACAGCAATGCCTTTTTCGCGTTCAATCAGTTTTCCGCGCAATGCGCTTTCCATTGCGTTAAACTGTTTGATGTACGCTTCTTTAAATCGCATTGCCAATTCGCCAGTGTATCCCATCGCAAGGAGAACGAACCCATCCCTTGTTACAAGAAACATAGGCTGTTGCTTTCCTTGCGAATTTTCATAAGAGGACTGCACGAAATTGTGCAGTCGAAATTCTTCGGAGCATCCGATTTCACGAATGTCTTGAAGAACACGGCGATGCTCTTTCCCGAATGTTTCAGCAATATCTAAACTGGAAACAACGGTACGTTCTTCATGGTTGATTTTTGCGATTTCGACTAACATTTCTATCCATCCTTCCTATTTGTGGATTTTGAATGTTCGGATATGTGCAAAGGGTTATTCGCCCTCTGTTTCTTTATTGGCGTCGGCAGACTGTTTGTCTGTCATGTCCCCGACATTTGCGTCGGTAGCATCCTGTTTAGGCTGCTCCTGTGGCTTCGGTGCTTTTCCGTCCTCGCCCAGCTTTCCAGCGGAGATCAGGAAGGGCTTGCTCATTTCGTAAGCAGCCTGTGGGTCAGGGAACAGACCGGGTGTAGTGAACGCCAACTGTGGGTCAATGGGCTGACCGAGCATCTGCGCAAAAATCTGAACCTTGCTCTGCTGGTTATCATACTGACGGCGTGGCAGTTTGATGTTGATGTCACTTGCCATCAGCTTAGAACCAGCCGTGTCACGCAGAATTTTCAGCATCACAGACAAGCTTTGGCGTTCAGCGAACTTGAACATATTCTCGTACTGCTGCGCCCTCGCTTCGGTGTGATTCCAGCCGTTTCGGACGATGACTGCGCCCACGTTGTCGGACGTTGCGTTCTCGCTGCCAGTAGCACTAGGCATGGCAGTCAGGCTACGGTACACGTTCAACATGGAATCAATCAGAATCTGCGTTTGCTGCTGATTCAGCTCGTTTGCAAGCTGTTTTACATCGGCGGCAAGTCCGGAAGTAGACTTAATTGACATTGCGCCCATAGCCTTAACAGCTTCCAACGATTCTTTATCAACAAGACAGTTAATAAAGACCATGATGGATTGGATGAACTGCTCTACGCCATCGAGACGATTGCTCTCCAGTAGGTTGATGGCATCCAGCACAGGGATAGCCGGTTCAAACAGACCCATTCGTTCCGGGTTCAACTTGTATTCGACCATCGGCAACATTCCAAGAGAGTGATTCTCAGACTTTGTGACCTTGCCGTTGTCGATTTCAAAGTACTGGTTTGGCGTATACACGCAAATCAGGTCGTTCAGGTCATTCTGATAATTGCGTGGGATGTGCAGCACGTTGGCGATGGGCTTGTGCCCGATGCCGGAGTTGTAAATCACATACGCCATATCCGGGTCGGGAACGTCCACCAGCAGGGGTGTTTCGTCAGGGTAGTTGCCGTTGTACCCCTTGTCAGGAAGAACAATGCGGTATCCCTGTCCGCACTCCAGCATCCACTGCCAGAGCCGCCGATCAAGCGCATCCTTGCCCTCATACTGCAAGGCGTTTGACAAGCGGGCGATTTCCTCACCGTCACCGGTTGCCGTTTCAGAACGCACATAAGAGCAAGGAGTGCCGCTCATGTAACCTGTGTAGAAGCCCACGCACTCATTGGCGTGGTTCTCTACAATGCGGTTGGTGATTTCAGCGTGGTACTCTTTCGTGCGGTGGAGGACAGGCTGACTACCCAAGTAGTAGTTGTGCAGAAAGCGAATCTCGTTCTTATTCAGCAGATGAATAGGCTCTGCCTTGCCCATGACCACTTTCAGCACGTTTGTTCGATTGATTTCCGTCTCCGGCGTTTCAATCTGTCTACGTCCGGTTAGCGGCTCATTCAAAAAGCCGTCAACGACTATCTGATACTCAGCCATGCGTTCCTCCTTTCAGGCAAAATAAAAAGCGCAGCAAGACAGACCTGATAAGGTCTATCTCACTGCGCTTACAACTGCGCTTCAAAAGCTATTCAGTTCTTAAACTTTGGTACGGAGACCCATGTATCTTTTGGAAGGTTGGAATCTCCAATTGTAATCCAATGGCAAAGAGGGCACAGAAGAGAGAACTTGCCTTCCACTTCGCCAAGATAACGTCCGCAATCACACGGATTACCGTTTGCGTCTTTTCGAGGACGCTTGCATCTTACTTTTGCTACCATCTGTGCTCCTTTCGTTGGATTTCTGGAAACAGGCTGTTGAGCACAGACCTGTCAGAAGCTACTGGGAAACTGTTCGCACTTCCAGCCGTGCTATTCTTCGCCCGAAGAAAACCATTGCAGCCTTTACATTCAGTTGTTGGACAAACGCAAACGGGTCAGCTGCAATTTTGGTGCTGCATAATGGATTTGAACCAATGTATGTCCGGTTATGAGCCGGGTGCTCTAGCCTGACTGAGCTAATGCAACATAGAAACCCGGCTTGATTGGTTAACCGCTGCTCTTTGCAATGTCATGCCTAAACATCACATTGAGAGCCGGGAATAGCGGTGGAGGTTTTGGAGAATAAGTCCATGCAAAGCTAGGTAGTTGGTTGTGCTGCGTAACGGAATCGAACCGTTGCTTGCCAGCCGTGGGGGAGACAGACCGGCATTCCCCTTACAATTGGAAACGCAACATATAAAGCCCGGCGAAGGTGAAAGAGTGAGAAAACCTCCACCGGTGAAAGGAGGAATATGCTTGTTGACACGCACGCGAGTAAAATGACAAAACCCCGCGTGCAAGCTATTCCTTTAAGGGAAGCTGCAAAACTTCCTGCGTACATTATAAGCCTTGTCAAGTGGTGAAATCAAATAAATAGACCCAGCGAACACAATATATTGTGTTTTTAATCAAAAAGGCCTCTTGACAGGCTCAATTTTACTGATTCCGTTGTACAGTTCATCAGCAAGCTGTGCCAGACTATCCGGTGCATCATCGTGCGGAACTTTGCCAAGCTGCGTGAACATCGTCACTTGTTCCATGAACGCCTTGTACTCTTTCGACTGATGTTTCTCGTCAAGGAAATAGAAACGTTTGATGTCCGGCGCATACTGGATGATTCTTGACAGTTTGCTTTGACCACTGGGCGCACGTTGGCTGCGGACAGAGCAGTGATAGCCCTGCTGCCGAAGCTGGCTGTCTACCACATCACAATATTCATCACCGCCGTTATTGGCTTCGCCGCGCACCACGTTGATTTTATGCTGGATGATTTTGCCCACGACTTCCGGTCTGGTCACGGTCTTATCGCCGTTATTGAACACAAGGTCTGGGATGAACACGGCATCTCCGTACACATAAGCGATAGGACAGGCCGTGAAGTCACCGCCGCCCCATGCAATGTCCATGACCATGAGCTTGCGATCAGGCTCTCCATCAGGCAGAACGCCGTTGAAATACCGCAGTTCATCGGCAGGGAAGAGCAGGCCTTCACGCACATAGGGCTTGCCCATGTACTTTGCCCACCATGTTGCATCATCAATGCTGGCTTTCATATCGGCATAGTAGGCATCGTCAAAGCCCACGCCATAGTCATAATTGAAGTTGCTGTGCCCGTTTCCGTCCACCGCAGGAATCACCCGGAAGCGGTACTTCGGGTTGTCTGCATACTGGTTCTGGATGCGTCCAAGAGGGTCAAGCACGTTCCAGCGTGTGCCGACCATCAGCTCCAATGCACCTTGCTTTTTGCGGTCTTTCAGCTGGTTCAGATAGGCATCGTACTTATTGTTCAAACGCTCAACGTTTAGGCTTTCCTCCAAGTCCTCAATCAAGTCATCGCTGTACAAAACACCGCCCTCGCCGATTTCAACAGCACCAGTTAGCGTGCCGCCGATCGAGCGGCAAGTCAGGGTGGGGAAACGCTTCTTTCGGTTCAGGTCAACGCTTTCATCCTTTGCGCTCTTGTCCACAAGCTGAACGTCAGGGAAGATTTTGCCCCAGTTGTAGGTCACGGGGTCGGTGATGATGGACAACACTTCGCCGTAGAAGCCGTTGGTCAGCTTGTCAGAATGTCCGCTCATAACCGATGCAACGTCAGGACGATTGCCCATCAGCCATGTGATGAAAAATATACAGAGCGTACTTTTTCCAGTACGTGGGGGCTGACTTACCCCAAGAAATTCTACACGATGGAAAAATAAGTCCTCTAGGTCACGAACCAGCGTCAAAAGCACCTTTCTTCTCGGCTGATAGAACTTCTTTTCCGGCGCACGATTCCATTCAAGGTAGATGCAATAGCTGTCGAACACATCCTTTGCTTCAAACAGGTACGTCCGGCCGATAATGTCATAAACCTTCGCCACGTCCTCGCCTGTTTTCATCTTGCCCATCATGGATGCGCAGACGGAACGCAACTCACCAGAGTATTTGTAGGCATTAAACCGCTTGTCTTGTGGCAGGGCATCTCTCAGGTTTACCACTGCCTGAAACCAGTCCTCGTAGACCTGTGCTTCGGTCGGATTCTGTTTTGCATACGCTTTGATGCTGTCAATGATGGCGATACACTGCTTTGGCTGCATAAAAAAATAGGCACCCCCTACCTGAAAATGTAAAGAGTGCCTACAACTGCACAAAAATCAAATATTCGGTTTTATTCTAGGTTGCGAACAACGTCAACTGAAAATATCACAGAACGCACCTCGCAACCACAACTACGATGAAGAACCCGGTAAGCAGTCCAACGACTGCTCCTGCAAGCCAGTCATACGAGTTTCTGTTGTTCCACTTATCCATAGGCTCTTGCTCCTTTCACCTGTTCTGTTCAGCAATCCGATACCATGTCTGGCGGGTTACACCAAGCTGTTTGGCAGCATCCGTGACCGTGAGAATGCGCTTCTCCACCTGCTCATGGAGAACGTCAAAGAGGTTGCGGTCATACTCGGTGGGCTTGCGGCCTTCCTTGTAATCGGGGCGCTGACTGGCAATATTCTTGCCCTCTCTGGTGCGTTCAACAATCATGTCACGCTCAAACTCTGCAAAGGCAAGCATAACGTTACGAATCAGTTTTCCGGTCGATGTGTTGTTCATCAGACCCATATTCAGAATGTTCACGGACACATCTTTTGCAAGCAAGCTGTCGATAATTTCAATGCCGCCCTTCACGGAGCGAGCGATACGGTCAAGCTTCGCCACGATCAGCGTATCTCCCGGCTGGATTTCAGCCATCAGCTTGTCCAATTCAGGGCGATGCAGCTTCGTGCCGGTATAAACATCCGAAAAGATTTTCTGCGCGCCGTTAGCTTTCAGAAGTTCCGACTGGGCTTCAAGACTATTGCCGTCAATCGCCTGTCCGGCGGAACTGACACGAGCGTAACCGTAGATCATTCAGGTTCACCGTCCTTTTCCTCTACTACTTCATAGCAGCCAGCACGAGTGAGTTTCCCATTCGCAGGTTCTACGACCAGTCTGTACCCGAAAACCTCAAGAATTTGAACCATTGTAGATAATTTCATATCATCAGCGAGGACACGAGAAGATGCGCTTGAAATGGTTTTGTAGTCAAGCTTTTCCCGGAGATATTCGTATGTTTTATGCTGATTCTTCATTATATCACGAAGGATTTCGCTTGAGTTCACCTTGTTATTCGTTGCAGCCATTTTTCGTTCCTCTCTTTCTTTAATGCCAGTATACGCTTTCTAGCGTAAATTGTCAAGAGTTTTCTCAATTTTACTATCACCAAGTCCAGATATTTCTGAGGTCTCACTTATGTGACCGAATTATATTTACAGAATGTATATATTTTATAAAAAGAGCGATAATTCGTAATGTGAAAAATCTGTTTGTAAACTTATTTATTTACATTCTGGGAGCGAACCGCTATCAAATATCACACATCTGTGACACAAATTCAGATATATCTGATGCAAATTATACAAATTGGGCTGTTGACAACTATATACCAAGCGTCTATAATCTAAGACAGCAGAACGCACGATGAATCAGCCAACTACGGTAGATTTATCCTTTGTGGCATAAAAAATAGGCCGTCAGCTCCACCGACCAAAGTAGCACTGACGACCTATTCCACCACAAAACAGAAACTGCGCAACCAAGGGCGCAGTCTCGGTTTCTGTCAATTATTATAGCAGAAGCAGACAGCTTCTGCAATAGAAAGGAGCAAAAAACATGAACTTTCCCACGACAACCGAAGAGTTTCTGAAAACCCTCGCACACGGCAAAGAACCGACCAGCGAGGACAGGGAGTACGCAGAAGCATTAGGCAAGCTGTCCGAACTGAACTACCGGGCAGGGTACGAAGCGGGAGCAGCCAAAAATAAGGGCTGAGTTTTGTGCAAGTCTACAAACTTTTAGATTTTGTACAGATACCAGTACTACATTAAGCGTTTGCGTAATTGACAAGCCACAACATATTGCGTATACTGGTTGCACCCACATGAAGGGAGGTGAGTTTATGTACAGTCCTTATCTCGAACGTCACAATCACACGTTCACTGTTGCGCTGACCGAACGGCAGTTCCAGTGGCTGAAAGCCTATTGCACCGAACACAAGGTAGCACAGGCCGCAGCCATCCGTGACACGTTCTTTGAAGTGCATCCTATCCCGAAGACCAATGAAAACGAAAAATGATACGCTCGCTAAAGTTTGGCGACAGCAGCGAACGTATCATGTAAACCCTGAGAGAAGCATTCTCTCGCCGTTATTATAGCAGAAAATTGCTTCTCTCACAAGTGAAAAGGAGCTTTTTAATGCAACTTTCTTTGTCTGAGAACATCAAAATCTTCAACAACGCCGAGTTTGGCGAAATCCGCGTTATGCTCATTGACGACGACCCTTGGTTTGTTGGAAAGGACATTGCGGCGGCACTTGGGTACGTCAACACGAAAGACGCTCTTGCAAAGCACGTTGACGAGCAAGATAAGCGTCAGGGAGATGGGGTAGCGTTTTGCGACCCCATGGGTAGAGAACAGCATCCGACCATCATCAACGAATCCGGTTTGTACAGTCTGATTTTCAGCAGCAAGCTGGAAAGCGCGCAGCAGTTCAAGCACTGGGTCACTCACGAGGTCTTGCCGTCCATCCGCAAGCATGGAATGTACATGACCGACAACCTGTTGGAGACGGCCATTGCCAACCCGGACTTCGTGATCGGGCTGATTCAGAACATGAAAGCCGAAAAGGAAAAGAACGCAGCATTACAGACGCAAAACAAGCAGCTCTGTGAGAAGAACGAGGAGATGCAGCCTAAGGCGGACTACTTTGACGACCTTGTGGCGTGGAACGTATCTACTAACTTCCGCTCGACTGCAAAGGAACTGCGCATTCCTGAACGTCTGTTCATCAAGATGCTTATTTCTGACGGTTACATCTACCGTGACAAGAGCAAGGGCATCCTGCCGAAAGCGGGCAAGGGCGACGGCCTGTTTGCGGTCAAGGAATACTGCAACCAGAAGAACAAGCACGGTGGCGTACAGACCAGAGTAACGCCGAAAGGCCGTGAGACGTTCCGTCTGCTCTATGCAAGCATCCGTAGAAGCGTATAACAACCTATAAGAAAAGCCAGTGGTTAGAGAACATCTAGCCGCTGGCTTTTTGTGTTACATTTGAATTGCTACGATTTCCCACGAAGAATAATTGGAAAGTCCAGAATAGGGATGAATCTCAAAGTTCTTTGTCTCGCCCGGTTGGATGTCTAAGACATAATCAATATCTCCACACACGGGAACTTCTTCTCCGCTCTCGTCTTTCATCTTATACAGAACGATGACCTTTGCATTTGTCTTGTATGCGCTGTTGTTTGTCACTTTTCCAGTGAATCTTGTCTCATAGCCACTACCACGCTTTGAAGTATTGGTAACGGCCAACTCACCTGATCTTAAAACTTCTTTTCCTGCGCTCGGCTGATAATTATAGTCCTGAGCCGAAACAGCCATTTCGATACCAGCCGGGATAGTTCCGTCATACTCGTATGTGAAGTATCCGGCATACCAGTAGGAATCATCTTCCGCAACCCAGTCCAAATATTCATCGTCTGTTTTAATTACAGAGCCATCTTCTGCAACGACTGCAATTTCAATATGTGGAAACCAGACTGCAAGATTTTTGTTGGTATTCTCGATTTCAAGAGCATAAGAAATATAAATCGTGCTACCATCACGCCACGCATAAGACCCATGATTCTTAATGCCTAACGGTTCATACTGCGTTGCATTGGTCTGCTCAAGTTCAATAAGTCCAGACCATTCATCAGGCTTTTTTGCCGCAATTGCACTGATAGGCATAGCAAGCATCATAGCCGCTGCTAAAGCCGCAGCAATGATTCTCTTTCTCATTTTTGATTCTTCCTTTCTTTGAACAAAATTTTATATAACGTTTGAAATACCATGTGCCATAAGATACACGCCAAAAACCAAAAGAGCGACGCCGATAATGATGCTCCATATTAAAGCGGCAATTTTTTCGTTCTTTTCGCGTCTTTCTTTATTTTTGTCATTCTTTTGGTTCATTGCATATTCCTCCCTTTCAAGGCTTGTAAGGCAAGTATAGCACAGAACACAGACCCTTTGTAGGGGTCTTTTTGTTTTTGCGGGAAATTTTTGAGATTGGCAATAGGGAGTGGGTGATTTTTTTTGAGCTTTTTTTATTTTTTCGGTGGTGACGGGACTGACCGGGCGGGGCTGGGTGGCGGCTATATGCCCCGCCGGTGACCCCTGCCCACTCCAGCGCACCCGGAACGACGGCACACGACAGGCAGCAGGGCAGACCATGCCAAAAAACAGAGCGGACAAGTGCTAGGGCAGACCGACGCCCAAACGCTGGACTGCTTGCGCAGTGTGTCCGAAACTGTGCAAAAGCGGACAGCCCAAAACCAAAAAAATAAATACGCAAAAAAGCGTAAATACCTATTGACATTTACGCAAGAAAGCGTATAATATAATCAGACGCAAGAAAGCGTAACACCTACCAAATACCACCACAAAACAGGAGGCCAAAAACCATGAAAGCAAAAAGAACCATGCGGGATATTAAATCCCAGTACCCGACCATTATCCAAGTAAGCTATTGCGATGCACAGAATATGCTCAGCATGGACGACCCCGCCGCCTATACCGCTGGTGTGTATGGCTGGAACGCCGATATTTACCCGATCACCTCAGGCGTTGCAATCTGCACCGGGTACCGGCCTTTTGGTAGCATCAAGCCCGATCGGGAGACGGTCAGCCGCTACGAAAAGCGGGCGCGGGAAATGCGCCGGGATTTGTGGAACGCTGAGGAGCTGGCGGCACATCTGCACAGCTTGCAGATGGAATTTGTTCGGGAGGTGTGCAAAGCATGATTGCACTTGATTTTTCCCAGTGGGCAGCCCTCTGGTATGTGGGCGGCATGATTTCCGGCTTTCTTCTCTGTCTGGTCTGGCTCAACAATCGGGCGGAGGAGTAAGGAGGTAAGACAATGACAAAAGCATTTCGTGCAAAGCTGCTTAAAGCTGGCGCATTAGATACTGCAAAATATCGGTATTCTGTATATTACGGCCACGCCTACGACGTTATCAAACGAATCAAAAAAAAC